TAGCAGCATGAATCAGGTAGCAGAAATGCCGAACCGTCAGGCGGCGATTGAATCTCAGCAGGAATTGCAAAACCTGCTATTCAACCACCAGGCAATGGAGCAGCTTTATACGCTTGCCCAAAACATGGCAGAGGCTCGCGTAACCGTGCCGAAGCATTTACAGGGCAGCGTTGGCGACTGCATGGCTATCTGCATGCAGGCAGCGCAGTGGCGCATGAACCCGTTCGCAGTTGCTCAGAAAACGCACTTGGTGAATGGCACTCTCGGTTATGAAGCGCAGCTCGTAAATGCGGTTATTCAAGCGTCTGGAGCGATTTCTGGGACTTTTACCTACGAGTATCACGGCGATGGAGAAGAGCTTCAGTGTCGTGTGGGTGCCACCTTGGCCGGTGAAAATAAAGTCACTTGGAACGAGTGGTTGCCGATATGGCAGATCACTACCAAAAACTCCCCGCTCTGGAAAACGAACCCAAAGCAGCAGCTCGGTTATCTGCAAGTTAAGAACTGGGCACGCGCTTTCGCGCCGGGCGCAATCCTTGGCGTCTATACGGAAGACGAGTTGAAGGACTACGCCGCAGGCGAAAAGCCAGTTAGTCAACCCGCTCACGAGCGTCCAGCTATCGAGTACTGCCCTGACGACGTATTCACGGCCGATCTGAAAAAGTATCGCCGCCACATCGAGTCAGGCGCCAGAACCCACGACGAGTTTATCAACCACATGAATACCCGCTTTCAGCTCACTAAAGAGCAGGAAGATGAAATTCGTGCCATCAAATCAAACACCGAGGAATAAATCATGGGAATGCAAGTTATCAGAGATATGGTTCAGGGTTCCGGCGGGTGGAAATCACACCGTCGCACGAAGCGCAACGCATCAGACGCACCAAAAGTCACTGGCGATTCCTCCTATGGAAACCGTGAGAGTGTTATGGCGTTCCTTAAATTTGGCGTAGAGCCAGAATTCCCCGAGCAGGCCCAAAAACGCATGAATGACGGGCATGCTTTCGAGGCTCTAGCCAGACCATTGGCTGAAAAAATCGCTGGCGTAACTCTCTCAAGCATTACTGCTGTTAACGGAGAATATGGCGCAAGCTACGACGGTATCGACTTTGATTACGAGACCGCATTCGAGCACAAAACATTGAATGCAAAACTGCGTAAAGCTATGACTGAAGATTGCACAGGCATTGAGCTGCCTATGGAATATCAAGTCCAGATGGAGCACCAGTGCTTGGTATGCCCATCCATCAAGAAGGTGCTCTTCATGGCCTCGGTGTGGGATTTAGATACTGGTGAACTCATAGAAGAGCGTCATTGCTGGTATACGCCAAGTCTTGAGCTTCGCTCTCATATTGTCTCTTGCTGGGATCAATTAGCAGAAGACATGAAGTCTTACACCTTGCCTGAGCCAAAACCCGAAGCAGTCGCCGAAGAAGTAACCGACCTACCTGCTATCAGCATGGTAGCCAAGGGCGAAGTTGCGATTGTCGATAACCTGGAAGTCTTCGAAAAAGGTCTGACTGTATTTCTGCAGAAGTCTCTAGTCAAAGATCCAAAAACTGATAACGACTTCGCGACCCTGAATCTGCAGATTAAGGTCCTTGAAAAGGCCGAAGCCGCACTCAAGACTGCCGGTGATTCTGTACTGGCTCAGGTCGAAGCTGTTGATGCTGCAATGAAGAAAAAAGACAGCCTGGCTGAACTGGTGCGACAAAACCGCCTGGCCTCTGAAAAGCTGCTGCAGGCGAAGAAAGATCAGATCAAGCGCGATATCGTTATTAACGCAGAAGAAAGTATCAACGCACACATCCTAACTCTCGAAGATGAATTTTCGGAGCTTACCGGCTGCCCTCTTCGCATTTGGGTTGACCGGGACGTACCGGGTGCAATCAAAGGCAAGAGGACCCTTGCCACCCTGCAATCCTCTGCGAACGACGAAGTGGCTCGCGCAAAAATCGCAGCAAATCAGATGGCTGATCGCATTCGCGTGAACATCGAGTACTTCGATTCCGTTATCAACGATATTCCGAAAACAATTTTCGGCGACCTGTCCTCTCTCCTGCCAAAGGGTGCTGCAGACTTTGCTGCTGCAGTAACGCTCCGTATTCACGAGTACGAGAAGCAGATTGAAGAGCAGGCAGAGCGCAAGCGCCAGCAAGACGAAGCGGAAGCCAAGCGCAAGGCAGAGGCTCAAGCCGCTGTTGATCAGGTGACGCAGGCTCACGAAGATGAGTATCACGAAACGCAGGCCAATCCGCTGGCAGATATTCCGGTGAAGTCTGGCACTCAAGTGAAAGCAGAAACGACCATTCAGACTCTCGCTGGCGACCTCTGCCGCTACTGCCGCGATAAGGGTCTCACTCCCGCAGACGCTCAAGAGCTGATGGCTCTCGTTGAGAAATACACAAACCTGGACGCGAAAGCGGCATAAGGAAATATCGATGCTTATTTTAACGCGCAATATCTCTCAGAAAATCAAAATCGGTGACGACGTAACCGTCACGGTGCTGGGTGTGAAGGGTAATCAGGTGCGCCTGGGTGTTAACGCTCCTAAGGAAGTTGCAGTACACCGTGAAGAGATTTTCGACCGCATCCAGCGCGAGAAGTCCGGCAAAGATGCCGAAGGAAATAATTAAGGCACCCGCCTCCGGCCCCCCGGCGCCGAGTCCTGCAGGAAGCAGGAAAGACCGGGAGAATTTAAAAGATAAGGACGACTGACATGAAATTAGCAAAACCAAACGAGCAAGACCTTAACGGCGCAATTGACATTGCTCGAATTATCGACGACCTGAGCAAAGGCTGGTTCCCGTCTGACGACGAAGGCGACCATGTTTTCGACATCATGGACAGCGCAGATTGCCGCAAGGCGTTGGATATTCTGATTGGCATTAGCGACGAATGCAGCCTAATGCGCGCCGCCATGACCACGCTAGTTTTGTGCGATACGAACAATAAAGTCATCGACCCGAATATTGACCATGTCGATCAACATCCGGAAGTAAAAGAAGCGATGGCACTCAAAGAGCGTATCGACAGCTTCTTTACGCAGGAATTCACCGGCGGCATGAAGATCAAAAAAGGTGAAATAAAGGGCGATCAGGTTTATGAAATTGCTTCTGTCAATTTCGATGAGGCACTTGTAGCGTACAGCGTTGATTGGTCGGACGACCTCCAATGGGCTCGCTGGGAAAACGTTGAACTTATCAAAGATCAGGCGGGTGCGGAATGAGCCAGAGTCCTCAGGAAATCATCGAAATGGCCGTTGCCAACGCCGGTAAAAAAGTGGTGAACCACATCGCGTGGATGCTGTTTATCGGATATTTGTCGATTGCTGCTATCGGCTGGTTCACCTCCGACAAGGATGACACAGACGGACATAAGCGCAGCAATATGGTTCTACGTACCGACTACGGTACCGGCTGTCAGTATCTGGAATCGCACACAGGCGTATTAACACCGCGCATGAGCGCAGACGGAAAGCACACAGGGTGCAAGGCGGTGAGCAAATGAAAGTGAAACCGATGATTTTCAACCCTGACATGGCCTTGGCTTTACACGAAGACCGTAAGGGCCAGACGCGACGACCGGTTGATATACCTGATGGCTGGGAATTAAAAAGCGCCGATCTATGCAAAATCACTGGCAAGCACCCCAAAAGTGGTAAGTGGGGTGTCTTGATTCGTCGCGAGACATTCGACGAAATCTACGAGCATGATCTTATTGCTGCCCCGGCTATGCCTGGAGACCTGATCTATGTGCGCGAAACCTTCCGGCTTTTTGATTCTTATGATGAGTGCGACCACGCTGATTTCCCCTGCCCTTGTCCGGGGAATGGTGCGCCTATTTATTTTGCAAGCTGTCGTGATTCCGAGAGTAATTGGAAACCATCTATCCACATGCCGCGCTGGGCCAGCCGAACCACTCTGAAAGTGACCCGTGTCCGTGTTGAGCGCATTCAGGATATATCTGAAGACGATGCGATTGCCGAGGGATTCAAATACACGGGGTGGAGACCGACTTACTCCGACCCAGATTCAGGTGGTGAATACAGCACAGCGAGCGACAAATTTGCAGATACGTGGATCTCAATCTACGGCGACCATTGGGATAGCAACGGCTGGTGCTGGGTTATCGACTTTGAAGTTATCCACCAGAACGTAGACAGCTACCTTAAAAATCTGGAGGCAGCATGAGCCTTGAACGATTAGCAATAGCCCAGGCATACCTAACGTCAGAGAAGAAGCGACTATTAAAGCTTCGAGAGGCAGAGCTAAGCAATTGCTACTTAATTGAATTCAGAGTTACCGGAAGATCAGATCACGCGGATTTTATAAATGACATTTCAGATCATGTCGGTGGAAGTCTCAGCCAGTTCTTTTGCTGCTCTGAGGTGGCGTATTTTTTATTCAAAGATGAAATGAATGACTTTGGCAGCGCAAACTACGAAGAACACATAGAAATGATTGGCTGTCCGCATTGCATACAAGCAAGAGAGATCAAGCACAAAACAAACGCCATATCTACAAAGCTGGGCCAGATAAGAGGCCAGATAACCATGGCCGGGAATAGACTAATCGGCGAGGTAATATCAGCATGACCTTTACTCCAAACTTCATAGGTGCAATGGGCTCCCTGCTGATACTTGGCATTGCCTTCTTTCTTGGCACCAATGGCCTGGCTTTCGCTGCACTGTCAATGCTGATTCTGGCTGTTGTTCTGGTTATCTGGCTCGTTATCAGTATCGGCATCTATTGCCTGGCACATAGACTGGCAACGCAGCTGGAAAGCGTTGCCCGTTTAGATCTGGGAGCGGACGATGAGAGCTGAATTTACTCCAGACAACCACTACGCTGGCCTGCTCGCTCAGGCTAAAGCGCTGTTTAGAATTACTCAGAGTCAGGAAGCGATCATTTCGACCCTGAGAAGCAAATTAACAGAGCTTGAATCACAGCTTGCCATGGTCGGCACGGCCGAGATTGAAGCGCAGCGCGCGGCCAATGAGCAACTGACCAATGAAGTGGAACGACTGACTGCGCATAACGCTAACCTACAGACCGCTGTAGATGCAGGGCTGCGTCAATCTTACATGCTGCGAGAATTCGCATCGAAAATCGGCATAAGTGACCGTGAAGACCCTCTTGAAACTCTGATAGGTGGCTGGACCCGGGCTGCAGAGGCCATGAGAAATTCACTCAATGAGCATAACCGAATGTGGAAAGAGGTTCTTCAGACCAGGCACGAGCACAGGCAGATGGCCGCACAAAATAAGCGTCTGATTAATTGCTTCACGACCTTAATGGGGCACAGTACGGGCGTTGCCGGGCTTCACTTAAATGGTGATGTGGCGCCATGGTCTGAGCTGACGGAAGGCGGAAGGTTTGAAGAGTGGCTTCTGCCCTTGTCAGAACCACGCGACCAGTCTATTGATGCGCTCGAAGCCCAGTGGCAAGCCGAAGCCATTCCCGGTTTTATCCGCGAAATGGGAGAGCGACTGCGCACCCAGGATAACCGTATTACTGCCGATCCTTTGTTCTGTGTGTTCCAAAAAAGAACCATTGTCGTGCCTGACGAATATGACCATGAATGTATTGAGTGGTTTTCAGGTGACGATCAGTGCACTGCTGAAGAAGAAGAAGCGGAGCGACTCGAAGAGTTACGAAGCGACATGGAAAGCGACTACTGGCATGAGGACACGATACCTCTCGATGGTAAAGAGTTTCGCCGTATCGCCGTTGCTGAGTATGACGAGTTCGTCACCGCATCATTTACCGAAGACGATGCTAACGACCATATCCGGATGAATGGCCACAACCTGAGAAAGCCATTCGTATTCGTTACCAGCCTGTACCGCACTCCGGAAATGATCGAGCTTCGCGAATGGCTGAAGGCTCAAGAAGCGGCTAAGGAACAACAATGAAGCAGCCAGAAACATTTATCGAAATGAAAGCTGAGTGCCCACACTGCGCGGCGCATATTGTGGTTTAAGCGGTAGATGAAACCGTAAACGGCCTTGAGGAAGTAGTTTGTGAAAACTGCAAAGAGCCGTTTTCTTACTGTTACCCTGGGAATATCTATGGGTTGGCGCAATAACCCAGATTTTAACGGGCGGCGAAGCCGTCCAATTTTAAATGTTTGTTATTTTGATTAGGAGGCCACATGGCTCAATCACACGTGAAAGCAGGCGCGATTAAAGATTTTGTTAACTCAATGATCGCCGCGCTGGATGCTGGTTTTGTTGAGGGCAGCACACTAACACTGGCTCAGGTGCATGAAATCGCCCGGAACCACATCGAGGACACACACGGCATAAAGACGAAGACCTTGCGTGAAGAATGGGGTGATGAGGTCGCGGAGCTGTGTGGCGCGCCTGAGTCAAAATAAATCAGAGCTTTGCAGCGAGCGAAGCGAGTCTGAAACAGTGAATTGTTATTTTTCTGGAGTTTGAGATGGAAAGCATAATACAGATATTCAGGATGGATGATCTTAGCATTGAGACAAGAATATCAATAATGAAAAAGCTCGGGACGGCAATCAATTATCAGTATGCTGCTAACTGTACAGAGGAACTGATAATCGAGCTTATTCTCGCACTGGCCCCTGAAAAAGAAGATGAGCTCCGTGCAGACGAGCATTACGGTCTTTACATGAAGTAAAAATAACCCGGCGCTTACGTGCCGAAGGTCAATTTAAAGCGCCTTGTTATTTGGCGCGGGAGGATAAAGTAATTAAAACATACAAGATAAACCTGAAATTAGTCCGGAGTTTTTCTATCGGATTTAGTATTTTTTCGCCAACCCTTAATAGGTTGTGCGTGGAGCTTCATTTCGGATGCTTTCACTTATGTTTTTGGAGCAAGGGAGACAAGCTTTTTGGCTTCAATAATTATTGGTGTGGCTAGAGACCAAATAACCAAAAGCTAACGGGCGCGTAGCGTCCAATTTGAGCGCCTTGTTATTTGGCGCGGGAGGAAAGAATGAACCCATTTAAACGATTTTATTACATTGTTCGGATAGCTATCGCAATGACCAGACTAAAACGTTGGTCAGTGTCATGCAAAGACGAATTTAAGCGTGAACTATGCCGGACTTTATATCTTACGTCGTGTTTTACATACAACAGCGTTAAATACAGTTGGATGCCCAAGGCTACACCGGCGACAAAATAACGCCGGAATCAGGCGCGAGGCACGAGTCGCACTGATCCGTGTGTTATTGAATTAAACGAACTGCAGGAAGCAATAGCGCAGGCGCGTCAGGCGCTGGGAGATTGATATGGCAAAGAGTAAGCTAACGCCGCTGAAGAAGTTTGTAGAAGAGCGCTTCGGCGATACAGTACCTATGCGCACAGCGCAGCATTGGTGTCAGCACGGTCATGTTGCAGGCGCCCGTAAGATTAGGCGTCAGTGGTTTGTCGATCCTGATAAATTCGACAACACCACCGGCAACGAGCTGGCCGACAACATCCTGATGGCGTCCTAATCCATGGCACCGAGAGCACGCAAGCACAAGGGGTTGGAGCCGAATGTGTACCCGAACAAATCAGGCGGGCACACTTACTATCGCTACAAACACCCGCTCACCGGGGTGATGTACCCGCTTGGCAAGAACAAGGCGGAGGCCAATACGGCCGCCCGGATTCTGAACGCGAAGCTGCTGCAGGATGACGCCTGCATCATCGATAAAATCATGGGCACCGTCGGTATCAGCATGGGCGCGCTTGTTGAGCGGTTCCGCGATGACCGATTGCCGGAAATGGGCCTGAAGGTCTCGACCCTAAAACTCATGGGATACCGCCTCAATCGTATTGTGTCTGACCTGGGCGACCGCGTTATCACGGAAATGACCACGAAAGACTGCGCGACCTGGCTGGATGATAACTTTGAATCAGATCCATACGTTAAACACCGCGGTACTCTGATCGAGCTATTCCGGTATGCCGAGAACAAAGGGCTCCGTAACGGCAACGACAACCCAGCGGAAGGCACTTACCCTAACCGTAAGAAGAAGAAAAAAGCCCGCAAGCGCATGACGGTCGAGCAGTACCTTGCCATTCACGCCGCTGCGCCAGATTGGATGAAAATCGCAATGGAACTGGCCTTGATTACACTACAGGGTCGTTCTGAGCTGATCAGAATGCGTTACGACGCTATCAAAGACGGCTACCTGTACGTTGTCCGTCAGAAAGTCGAGAGCCACGAACACGCACGCCTCAGAATCAAAGTAACGCCAGAGATTGAGAGTATCGTTTCCCGATCCAGAGACGGTCTGGCCAGTCCCTACATCGTGCACCGTCGCCCGCAGCGGGTGAAAGAGAACAAAGACACCGATCACTGGACCCAGATTGCGCCTAATGAGTTCACCAAGCAGTTCCGGCTTATCCGCGACAGTCTGCCGGAGTTTATCGGCATACCCAAAGAAGAACGCGGAGGTATTCACGAGGTCCGCGCATTAGGGTCGTGGCTGTATGAGCAAGCGGGATATGAGCGCGATTACGTTCAGCATCTAATGGCTCACTCTGATGAGAAAATGACCGAATACTATCAGAGCGAGCATGAAGAAAAGTGGATCGACGTTAAAGCTGAACTCAGCCTGGCGTCAGTGTTTAAGTAACCCTAGTTTTAATGGGCGCGAGTAGTACGAGCGTCCACCATTTAAATGTTTGTTATTGCTCTATGAGCAGAAAATAACGGAGATACACGTCATGAAGTGGCTAAGAGAACGAAAAAAAAGACAGCAAGAGCAGCTTGAATTGCTAAGAAGGATTGCTAAAAGTTTAAACGAAATAGAACAAAGTATTGATCGCAATAGCCGATATGGAAATGCCATTAAGGTAGTGCGGGCATCGAGATATTAGAGTAGCAATAACCACGCTATTCAGCGGTTTATCCGCTGCAATGCTTTGTTATGTGTGAATTACGGGAGATATTGTTATGAGCCATCACGGGCATGGTTATAGAGTTTACCCTGATGATATGTCAGAACATACTCATGAAGAGTGGTCAAAAGCTGATAGCTGGATAAACGGTCTAGAGTTTAGAAAGGACTTTAATGAGGCTTTAGCTTTGGCAAAACTTGGAGCCGTTAATTGCCAATTTCCTTTCATTGTAATGGAGATACCAATTGGCGGCAAAAGACAGAGATTTTGTGATTGCTGGGTGATAGAACCCTAATGACACATAACCCGGCGTTTAACTGTGAACGCCAGTGAATCATTTATAACGCTTTGTTATTCGTTGGAGTTGAGTTAAATGAGTGGATTGTTTGGAGAGCCAGTAGAGCGATCGCCGCACAAAAGCGTTGAGTGGTACACGCCGTCGTGGGTATTCGATGCTCTTGCAATCGACTTTGATCTGGATCCGTCTTCTCCACACGATATGGAAACGGCGGTACCAGCAAAGAAGAAGTTCACCATCTTTGATGATGGTCTTAAACAGGAGTGGTTCGGACGAGTGTGGCTGAATCCTCCTTATGGAAAAGATACACCGTTCTGGATCCGCAGAATGATCGAACACGGTAATGGTATTGCACTGGTATTCAGCCGCACTGATGCGGCTTGGTGTCAGGAAGCAATGGCGGCATGTACTGCAATGCTTTTTGTTAGTGGACGGATCCAGTTCACACCAGGCAAAGAGAATCAGCACAAAAAGAGCCGTTGCGGTGCTGGTACCGTGCTCTTTGCTTTCGGAAAAGAGAGCGCCTGTGCGTTGAAGCGTATGAGCGATCGCGGAGTTTATTTAGAACGGAACGAATAACCCAGAGCTTTGCTGTGCGAGTGCAGCGAGCGTCTGTCAAAAGTGAATTGTTATTCTTACAGAGGTGATTATGAGCAGAGAGATGCTAACGAATCGTTTGGAAAAAATTGCCGGTAGTAACGTGATTATGTCAAACGACAAAGAGAAAGCGGCGCTGTGTAAGTGTGTCAACTATCTGGCCACGCAGCTACAGATTCTTGCGAATGACTTGGATGAAAGTCCTGCAAATGTTTTTAAGCTGGCGTCCGAGATACTGGAAGAATAACGCCGGAATCAGGCGCGAGGCACGAGTCGCACTGATCCGTGTGTTATTGAATTAAACGAACTGCAGGAAGCAATACAGCAAGCGCGTCAGGCGCTGGGAGATTGATATGGCAAAGAAGAAGTTAACGCCGTTGAAGAAATTCGTAAAAGACAAGTTCGGCGACGACGTACCTATGCGAACCGCGCAACACTGGTGCCAGAATGGGCACTTGGCTGGAGCCCGAAAAGTAGGCCGGAAATGGTTTGTCGATGCAGAGCAGTTCGATAAAACTACCGGCAATGAACTGGCCGACAGCATCCTGATGGCGTCTTAATTCATGGCACCAAGAGCGCGCAAGCATACAGGTCTGGAAGCGAATGTGTACCCGAACAAGTCCGGCGGGCACACTTACTATCGCTACAAACACCCCCTTACCGGGGTGATGCACCCGCTTGGCAAGAACAAAGCCGAGGCCAACACGGCAGCCAGAATTCTGAACGCGAAGCTTTTGCAGGATGATGCGTGCGTTGTCGATAGAATCATGGGCACTGTTGGTATCAGCATGGCCGCTCTGGTTGAGCGGTTCCGCGACGACCGATTGCCGGAAATGAACCTCAAGCCGTCCACCCTCAAGCTAATGGGTTACCGACTGAATCGCATTGTGACCGACCTGGGCGACCGCGTTATCACGGAAATGACCACGAAAGACTGTGCGACCTGGCTGGATGATAACTTTGAATCAGATCCATACGTTAAGCACCGCGGCACTCTGATCGAGCTATTCCGGTATGCCGAGAACAAAGGGCTCCGTAACGGCAACGACAACCCAGCGGAAGGCACCTACCCTAACCGGAAGAAGAAGAAGAAAGCCCGTAAGCGCATGACGGTCGAGCAGTACCTTGCCATTCACGCCGCTGCGCCAGATTGGATGAAAATCGCAATGGAACTGGCCTTGATTACACTACAGGGTCGTTCTGAGCTGATCAGAATGCGTTACGACGCTATCAAAGACGGCTACCTGTACGTTGTCCGTCAGAAAGTCGAGAGCCACGAACACGCACGCCTCAGAATCAAAGTAACGCCAGAGATTGAGAGTATCGTTTCCCGATCCAGAGACGGTCTGGCCAGTCCCTACATCGTGCACCGTCGCCCGCAGCGGGTGAAAGAGAACAAAGACACCGATCACTGGACCCAGATTGCGCCTAATGAGTTCACCAAGCAGTTTCGGCTTATCCGCGACAGACTGCCGGAGTTTATCGGCATACCCAAAGAGGAACGCGGCGGTATCCACGAAGTCCGTGCACTAGGGTCGTGGCTGTATGAGCAAGCGGGATATGAGCGTGATTACGTTCAGCACCTGATGGCTCACTCTGATGAGAAGATGACCGAATACTATCAGAGCGAGCATGAAGAAAAGTGGATCGACGTTAAAGCTGAACTCAGCCTGGCGTCGGTGTTTAAGTAACCCGGCGTTTAACTGTGAACGCCAGTGAATCATTTAGAACGCATTGTTATGCGTTGGGAGGATACCGAAGTGACAGACCAAGAAAAAATAGTTTCAGCAATCAAGCATATACCTACGGATGAGATAGCTGCGCTGCCGTACTTCAAGAACCGTGGGAAGAATTTCATAGCCCGTGGATTGGCGAATGATAAGACCGGGGAGCGTGAGCGCGCATTCAGTGACGTCATAAAGGAATTTCACGAGGACGGCAACAGTCTCTGCCTTATTGTCGGTGAAGATGAAGCCGAATTGCGCGGGGCTTTTACCTTGTTTCAGTGGCTAACAACAAATGTCGGAAGCGTCGTTCTTGATAGGGCGTTACGGTCTACAGGAAAGAAGGTTGTTGACGCATAACGCCGGAATCACGGGCCGCAGGTCCCGTGAAACCGTGTGTTATTGATGCTTTGGCGACTACTGTATATTGCCAATGTATTGCCAATTATTTGCCAATGCAAACAGCAGGCACAAAAAAGACGCTTATAAGCGCCTGATTTGTAAGGGATTTTTGGTAGGACTACCCAGATTCGAACTGGGGACCTCTACCATGTCAAGGTAGCCTTCCAAATCCGCTAAGCGTCTGTTTTATAAGGGATTTACCCCTTAAAACCGTGCGCAATGAGCGCAATAAACGCGAACCGCGCAACCTTTTAAAATCAATGACTTAGGTTTTGCGCAACCACTGGATATTGCCAATAGGAATTATGATGCCCAGACGAAAACAAAAACCAAAAACCCGCAAGAAGCCCATGCGCAGAACGGCACGTCAAGTGCAACGTCATGAAGCGTCGCGGCTCATAAAAGACCTGGTCGCCGTGTACGTCTTCACCGGTAGCGGCTCAAAGCCTCGAGTATTCAACCGCACAACGTTCATAGAGGTTCCGGTTACCGATGAAATTGACTCCGCCCTAAAGAGTCACCCGTACCGATGGCGTATCAGCACTGCCCTTCTGCTTCGCGAAAAGAATGGCAAGCGGAAACTTATTAGTGAAGAGGTGTCTGCTCGCGATAAAAATGGAATCGCTCGAATCGAGTACGGAAACCTAGCGCCACAGGTTGTCGATAGTCACGTCGACCTCGTCTCAAGCTACTCCAACCAAGACTTAATAGTAACAGTGGGCTGGGTTGCTGATCCAAGCGGCAAAGAGCTCTCGCCAGAAGATGAAATGCGTCTCTATGAAGCAGCGAAGGCTTATGAAAACTTCATCGCTGCTTGGGAACTTCCTGCTGCTGAGGCTGCCGGCCAGTTAGTGGAAAAGGTAGCGTGACGAATCCTGAAGAGGATGAAAAGCACAGGTACACATAACCCGGCGTTTAACTGTGAACGCCAGTGAATCATTTATAACGCATTGTTATGCGTTGGGAGGATATTTAAGTGACAGATGAAAATTCATTCGTGATTCGTCTTTTACACGAGAAAAACGAGTTGCATTGCAGAATGACACTACTAAATCGTTTCAATCATTCTGATAAATTTTTAGAGCTGAGCGAAGAAGAGCAAGTGCTACTACTGGAACAACACAGAGCAATGCAGAAATATTACGGGATACTCAACAAGCGCTGCGCCCTGTACGCATAACGCCGGAGTCGCGCGTCGAGGTACGAGATCGCCGCGCACCCGTGTGTTATTTCGGTATGACCATAACCTCTATATCCGGAGCTGCAACCCGGGCACGCTCAGGGAACCGACCTTCTTCAGGTTCGCATATCAGAACAATGGCCGGCATCCGCCCTGTCGATCGAGCGTAGTAAAGAGCCTGGCCTACAGCCTCCGCCCATTTATGGCACCAGTCGAACTCAACCGCGTGAGTAGGTGTGAGGCAGTCGACCCGGGTACGGTCTTCGAGCACGTATTCGGTTTTACCGCCCATATGTGGGCAATACGCGCCAACGTAGTCAGCTTCCATTGGTCTCGTCATTTGCTGCAGATTGATTCATTGCAGCAATGTAGCCTAAACGGAATGACATCGCATCTTTAATGACAGGGTGATCGGGTTCGAGTTCGGCGATAGAAAACAGGGCCTTCTTACCGCAAGGCTTCTGAGTAATGATGAGACTTTCGGTGATTGCTATTACTTCCATGAGGTGCTCTTCCTTATTGATAAACAAAATATTAATGCATCCAATTGCAAGCGTCATCGGTAACAGAAGGTCAATTTATCCAATGCAGACAAAATGGCATACTTTGTCTAAATGGGAAAATTGAGGTTAAAGGTATGCATGGTGTGGCCGGTCTGGGCAGTCGACTTCGAGAAGCGCGCAGGGAGGCGGGGCTATCAGCTGATTGGATGGTGCGCTTTCTTAATGGGTACTTAGTATCAGCAGGTATGAAGCCCGTAGGCATACAGACCTATTACAGCTGGGAGCGAATAGGCACTCCCAGAGAAAGACCGGGGAAGTCCTACCCTCACCCGCTGATTTATAAGCTGGTGCTGATCCCGCTGGGTGTGACTGGATACTGGCTGTTCAATGGGGATATGGGCGGCAAGATAGTAAAGTACAGAAAGGATCTTCCTCAGCTTGAGAAGATCAATTACGGCATCGAACAGAAATCAGGAGTAACGCTGCCTGATCGCTTGAGGATGGAATTTAATAGGGTTGAGCCGCTAATGAACAACGGCCAGCGTAGAGGGTTATTGGAAATGCTAAGGGCAACCAGATGATAGGCAGCTGGACATACGAAGAGGCGGCAACGCTGATACTGACATGCTATGCACTCAGCTTCGTCATCGTAATTATGTCTGACAGTGTACCAACCAAGTGGCGAACGTGGACCACGGTGCACTGTGTTGCGCTGGCGGTACCCATCGCAACACTGGCCACCTCAATTCTGGTGGCGATACCCGGCCTTATGATTCTTGGCCTGGTAATCGCAGCCACGTCCCGGGTTAAGCGTCGATAGCTTTCAGCTTCGGCGATACACGCTCAATCAAGTGATTCCTGCGCAGCTTCAGCAAGTCGATCTGACGTCGCTTTTCTTCTGCGCTGAGACTTCCGTTTTTCTCAATGGCCTTAATCCGGTTGCGGATCTCCTGTAGCCGTCGGTTCACCTGATTCATTAACTTGCGCATACCAAGCAGGTCGCGGTTTTCCCTCAAGGTGTCGGCGTACTCTTCCATGTCGCCCTCTTCTCTGTACTTCCTCATATCCGCATAGAGGCGGTCAGCCTTACGCAGTGAGTCATAGAAAAGCTCTGCGTCTTTTGTGTAAGACGGCCGAGAAGCATCACGATAGAAGCGTTTGATCGGCTGATACTCTGTCAGGAAAACAGACGGTTTTTCTGTATCGCTGAACTGACGAACAGCTACATCAGGAATGGCCGACGCCCATGCGCCAACCTGTCCGAGGTAGCCACCGATTAAGAAGTCCATCTGAACCGGTGACAGCGCGTAGTTTGAATCTTCGCCGAACACGCCCGTGGTCACCTTGCTCAGCATCTTGGCGACGCCGGTTGTGCCCTCATTGACCCGATTACTTTTGCTCAGTCGGGACTGCCCCATGGTTTCAATCTGACGCCCGGTGAACGAGTCCTTGTTCGCGTAGACATCCAGCGAAGGCTGAAACATCTGAGGCACAGCACTGAATGCAAACGTACCTGTCAGCATGTGCCACATACGCTCACGGAACAGTTTGCCGGTAGCCTCGTCGTTCATGCCTTGCTCAAGTAATCGCTCAGTTACCGTTGCGATGGCGCCAACCTCAAACGGTTTAGGGATGGTAATGACGTGATCCGTTTCCGGAATACGGAACCACCAGTAGGAATCCTTCAGCCAGTCTGGGGCTTTACGGTATTCCTCATCGTCCTGGTTATGTGCGAACAGAGTCATAGTGGCAACCGAAAGCGCGCCAACCACAGCAGAGAATCTGGCTGCCGCCTTTTTCTCTTCAATGCTGGTTTCGACATTACCAACCCCAAGCATCTGCGCCACTACCTTCGTCGATGGCTTCACGCCAGAGCGATACAGCTTATCCAGGCCCTGCAAGCGAGCATTCAGGAATGGTACAACGTCGATCAGAAAGCGAACCGCAGGCCACGCGCCATGCGCAGAGAAGTCCATCAGGTCGCGAGCCTGAAACGCTGCGTACATGGTCCCCTTTCCCGCATCCTCAGCCTGCTTGAATGCAGCCGCACGATTCACGTTCTCAAGGCTGTTATTCACATCCATCCATCTATCCCAGCCAGCCTGTAAAGGCTTCAGCCCCAGAGACAGAAGCTGTTTAGGGTCCTTGATAACCTTTGCCCGGCGCATCTGGCCATCGATCTGATACCGGATAGAGTCAGCATCCTCGCCATAAACGTGACCGAAGCTGAACGCACCGCCAGACGCCATCAGCCGCGCTCGTTCATATCCGTGACGATCAAGCAGACCGAACGATTTGAGACCCTGCGCAATGTTGCTGGCCGCGTTCTTGCTCATGTCGGTAACCGCCACTGCACTCATAGAGTCCCGCAGAAGGTTGGCGACAACGAACTGAGGCGTACTGGTGGTCAGGTTGGTGAAAGTTCTTTTAAACCAGCGCATAGCCGACATGGCATAGCCGTTCATGCCGGTGTGGTTCAGACTGGTCAGCGACGAATAGACCATAGGGTCAGAAATGTCGTACCACTCTTTCACGCCATTACGCAGTATGAAGGTGCTTTGCTTTTTGTCCCGAGCTGCCTCGACAGTTTTCTCTGCCGCGCCTAACTCCACCGCGTTATCAATGCCCTGCTTCGCTGCCATGTTCTTCATGCTGGCATCAACCAGGTGGTGTAAGTTCATCAATGTGTTTTGCAGGAGGTCATTCAGGTTCTGAGTGCCACCCTTCAGCTTCTTATAAGCCTGCTGGCGAGAAAGCCCGCCCATAACCCTTGGGCCTGTAGTGTCGTCGTTGTCTTCGTCCAGTCGGTAAAAGGGAACGTAAAACTCGTTCGCCCACATTTCCCGGTTTTCGCTGGTGATAATTCCTGACTCTTCAGCAATCGCCAGAACGTCGTCCCGGTACTGCTGGAACTCTTTGAACACCTTTTCATACAGAACGTTACGGTTACCGCCGTTTTTCAATTCGCCGCGGTTAAGCCCTTTCAGCGCCTGAATGTCTTCCGGAGTGAACAGATTTTCACGACCTTCGGCCATCAGCTTTTCGCCGCGGTTACCGGCGATCCACCCCATGAAGCGCTCAATCTCAGCGGACGAGCCCAGTTTATTCAGGGTATAAATCAGGCCGTTAGTGTCTTTCTTCACATCGACGATACCGTCTTTGTTCATAAAGATACGGCCTGCGTTCATCATCGCAGACACAGCACCAGAGGCGGCATTGCTCATTTTGGCGCGAGCCCAGGCAGAACGAGTGATGTTTTCTTCACTGGTGATATTGCCGTCAAGCAACTTCTTATCCAGCTCCATCAATCCAGCATAGCGATCAACCAGACCCTGACGGACCTTTAAGCGCCAGCCGTCCATAACGCCGCGCACTTTTTCGGCGGCAGTTTCTACCGGGCCTTTCGGCCCGATTTTAGAGAGGGCTGATTTCTCGGCATCGTTAAGGCTGGAGTCTTCCGCAAGGTCGTCGGATAAGCGGGCGAGAGTTCCACCATCCTGACCAGACGAACCATTCTCACGAAGGTGACGACGCCCTTTTTCAATCAGCGCCAGAGTGTCTGTATCCGTCCAGTCGATATCAGGATTGAATTTGCGGATCAGGTCGCGCAGGGCAGCAATAGCACGCTGTACCAGCCCCATCTTTTTACCTTTCTCGGCAAGGTGGGCAATGTACTCCAGAACAGCAATACGACGCTCATCTGGGTTGTCATAGTCAAATGCGTAGCGATCAATGTCTTTATTGATAACGCTATGGCCAGCCCGATAATAAATATCGTCCAGCATTTCCAGATAGGCTTTACCACCCAGCTTTTCGTTCTGCTTCAGGTAGTTGATAACGCCTCCATGGCCGACTACCTCATGCAGGAATACACGCTTGGCGTGATATTGGTCCCGGATGTTTCCAGCGACGATGTAGGTTTTTCCGGTCTTGATATCGTAGGCACCGTCGGCGCTGTCGAAGTATGCACCAAGGTCAATCTTGACGCGCCCGGGCAGATCCAGACTTGTCTCCACCACTTCAACGGAATCCATGCCTTCAGCCATATTCTCAAGCCATCCACGCACCTGCTTGGCGGTGCTTCGGGTTTGTACTCGGGATTTTCCGCTGAACTGGCTGGCGAGTGAGCGGATCTCTGCGCTCACGTCGTCGGAGAGGGATGCAAGGATGGTCTTGTCACCATCCTTTCTCGCCTCAATCGTCTCAAATATTTCATCAAAGGCTTTCTCTACAGGAAGAAGTTCTGACTCTCTGAGATACGGATACCTCTCTGCGTCTCTCGCAAACTCAGACTCTGGTGTCACATTCGCCAGAAAATCGTTCCTGTTTCCCTTTTTAGCAAGAGAGGCAATTACGTAGTTCTCAAAGGAGCGAGCGGCCAGCTCAATAATCTGTGACCAATACGCATTAGGCTTGCTATCAATCTTCAAAGACCGCTGTCTTACGGGTGAAGAATTTAGAACGCTTGCCAGATCAGCAAACTTCTTCTCCACTTCCGGCCTCACCCCCTCGGGATGGCTCTTATCTCTTTCCCATTCTGAATCAGCAAAATCCCCATTATTCCCATAATTTTTCTGGTATCGCTCTAATTCAAACTTAGTTAGCCTTGCGCCTCTGATTTTCTTATTGACCATCATCGGCTCAGGTCTGAAAGTAATATAATTACCCTGTCCTTTGGCGGGCTCCTGCCCCCTTTTTCTCCAAAAGTAGTTATCGAGAGCATGGAACCACTCATGGGCCAGCGAACCTGAACCCTGAGTTTTTGTCAGGTTGATCACCATCGACCAGGGCTCGTAATGAGCAGCGGCACGCCCGCCCCTACCTCTTGAGCCAAACCCGATACCAAGCTGTCCACCCAGCCCTATAGCCTCTGGCGGGATATTCAGAGTGTCCGCAAGATCCATAAACGCATCATACGCGGCGTTGATAAGCCCTTGTCGCTCCCTTCCTCCCTTTCCTTGCTTGACCCAATTACCAAACTCAGCCCCTCGGATTGAGAACCTTTCGATAAACTCTTGAGGTGATACGTCCTTTCCTGATCTCCAATCTTCACCGACACGGGCCTTATTTTTTGAGCCTCGTGTATCTGCCTTTGATACGTTGTCCCGCGCCTTTACTGATTCCCATGCATTTACCAAATCATCATATCCGTCAATGATGTATGACCTAGCCTCGCCCAGGGTGTCGAACGTCTTGAGTGCGCGGCGTTCGCGATCACCTTTCTTGTTGATATAGAACTTCTTCCCGCCACCGGATGATCGTACTTCAAACTTCATCGACCGTTCTTTAGTCGCGGGCTCCCCAAGATACTCAGATACAGGGGCAGTAAGGTCAGAAACTGACTCCATGCCGTAGAAAGCCTTTCGTTTACCATCGATTTCTACGTCATACCAGCTTCCAGGAATCATCTCACCGCTTTCGTCACGATACTTCCCGCTCGCTCTTGATACCCTTTTTATTCTGTCCCACTGCTTCCTATCGACGGCAGACAAAAGCTCCACCTTGTCCGCAAGATTTCTCAGGGCACCTCCCTTTTCGCGCATCACCGAAATAAGTGATTCAGCCCCTTCGCCGGAAGCAAGCTCTAACAACTCACGAACAGACTTGACTGAATCGACCCAGCGCTTGAGGCGACCCCTTACCCGTGGCTTGTTCGGTATCTCATCTCGAACCACCTTGTACAGTGCTGCCTGCTTAACGTCTTCAATTTTGTTAATTTCCCCTTTCGGGAACAACTGAGAGAGCGTTGAATCCGCTATACCCTGATCATCCAAATCGGAAAGTCTTTCGGTCGCAGTGCGAAGCTCATCTTTTCTTGCGCCACCCAACTTCTCACCAACATCATCGATGTCAGAATCAGGGGTGGAAAGGGCAGAATCAACCTCCACATCAGGCCCAAAGTCATCATTCACCTCAGTAGCGCTTGCCCGTGGCGCATCAGCAATGTCAGAGTTCCCAGCCTCCGCTGCGCCCTCTGGTACCGGATGAAGCTCGAAACCACCTTCTACTTCTACCAGCTCGTAACCTGGGTGCTTCTTCAGGGCTTTACGGGCTGCGCCTTTGTTCTTGTAAGGGTTCCCAGCGCTGTTGCGGATGATGGGCTTATCGTCTTTCTCTGGAGCTGCCTGTTCAGCCTGATCTGGCTCGCCATACTCTTCACGCAAAGAAGCCCATGCCTGACGGTTCACGCCTTCTGGCGAATCGCTGTTCAGCTCATTGAACTGCTCAAATGACAGTGCCGACTGCGCTCGATCTACGTCAGTCTCATATTGATCTTCAATGCGCTGCATTGCGGATTCGTAGCCAGGCGAAGAAGGCTTCAGCCCTTCAGCTCTGGCCATCTTTTTCAGATAAGCCTTGCGAGTGGCTGTAAGAATTTCAGGAAGGTCAGGGGCTGGTTTTTGTGCGGGCTTTGATTTTTGTTTGCTTTCCTTTTTCGGACCCTCAGAACGAGAAACCCCGGCAGGTGCCGGGGTTTTTTCTGGTTCATTACCTTGGGAGCTTTCTGGATTATCTGGGGAGTTATTTCGCGCCTCTTGAAGCAAATCACTCTGTCCAGCCGCTGCAGCCTGATCTGCCTCAGTATCTGACCCCGCCAAGGCAAACGAATCCACCTCTGCGTCTGCCTTTGCTTTCTGCTGAGATTTCCGTTCAGTTTCTGAATTTACCTTCTCGGCCTGCTGGCGCTCTTCTTCCTTCTGGCGAAGGTCTTCTTCCGTGTAGGACGTTAAGAGTTCTTCTTCGGCTTCCGGTTCGCTTTCGCTTTTGACCCACTCTGGCTCTTCACCTCGGTCGGCGGATTCTTTTTCCAGTGCTCGTTGATTTGCAGCGCGTACAATACTTGCGGGTGTAATTTCTTGTCCATTCTTATGCGCCTCGGTCGCAACAAATAATCTCAGGCTGAACTCTACAGGATCGTCACCGAATTGCTTGGCAACTTCAGTAACAACATTCTCAGGCAGCCCGGAATCCAGAGCTTCGCGAATGTCATCAGCAAGTGCATGCCCTACACCGTTACCGCCCGGCACGGCCTCATAGTCAGTATCAGTAAAACGCTGATCGCCAGAGGATGCAATACGCTTTATCGCATCAGAGTATCGCTGAGGCACGGGATCAGAGTCAGCAAATCCCGCCTCTTGCGGCGTCATTTCACCGCGCATTACCTTGCGGAATTTGACCAGGTCTTCACGTTCTGGTCTGGCTTGAGTTCGAGCGTATTCATTACGATTTTCGGTAATATGATCCAGAGCGTAACGAACGGCACGGGCCTGACCTCTGCCAAGCGGTCGCCCCTTCAGAGCCTGATCAATCGTCTTCTTCAGTCCCTTCACACCCAGACGCTTTACATTATCCGGAGCGTCCTGAAACCATTTTGGGTTTTGTGACGGCGTGCGCTTAACAATCTTGTCGTTACTGTCTCGGACGTATGTTACCCCGCCACCAGGAACGAGATCACCGGCCATATTCTCAAGGCCAGAGCGGAAGTAAGAGCGCAGGAGACGGCCATCATCAAGCCCTTTCGGCAACTTGTGCTTGCGGATCTGATCTTTCACTCGGTCAGACAATTCGTCAGCCCGATCACCGCCAGCAAAATCAATGCCGCGCTCCGGCTCATAATCCTGAATGGCCAGCCCTGACTGATCACGCTCCTGGCGCTCAAAATCTATAGGCGCATTAGGCCCCGGCAGCTCTTCAACGTCAACAACTGGCGGCACCGGCTCCTGATCTATAGTGATCTCATCGACAGGAATTTCTTCAATGTCTTCAGGGCGCATTCTGGCTGGCGCATTGCCAGGGTCTTGCCCTTGCTGCTCAGTCATTGCCCGTTCGATTTGCTGGCGAGCCGCTTTGGCTTCTTCTGTGGTGCCCATGTAGTACGGTGCATCCACAGAGTCAGGAATCAGCGTTGACGGATCGGGCTCATAGTCAGAAACTTCAGGCTGAAGGTTATTAACCCGAACTCTATCCATTTCATCGTAGCTTTCCTGAGTCCGCTCCAGATACTCACCGATAGCAACATACTCTGCCGGAAGCTGAGATTTCGGCTCAGAGGCTTCTGCGTCACGCTGCCCCATCTGGGTAACTTCGCGATAAATCTTCAGTGCGCGCTCATTGAAGCGCTTAGCTGATTCGGTATCACCTTCGTTAGCGAACTCTTCCGCCATCTGGAAATTACGCTTAGCTGCACGCAATCGGACAGCCTCATCCTCAAAGCCCTGCTGTTCGGCGATTCTGATATCGTCATCAATGCCACGATATTGACCACGCTCCGCCTTGACCTGCTCTACTGCCTGTTCCAACGGCGGCATAGGCTGCACCTGAGCGTATGACTCCTGTGCATTCTCTTCTTGAGCTGGTTCGCCCTCAGTCAACTCGCTGGTCTGCTCCTGAATGGACGGCTTCTCTCTTGGAGTGCCTTTCGTGAGCGCCCCCATAACGCCACCCATGCCGGCGCCAAGAACACCCTCATTCAGTGCATTGGTTGCAACGCCTTCCATCAAGTCGCGATCAGTGTCCACGCCCTCATTCACCATGGCGCGGTTAATGTTGAATTGCTCCATACCGCCCTGAGCCGCTTCGGGGATACCTTGACCAATCGCCTGCATTCCGGCATTCGTCAGTCGCTTACCAGTGCCAACGCCTCGAATGAGATTGTCGATGTAACGACCGCCGATGGCATCCAGCGTCAGGTTTGCGGTGATAGTAAGAGGGTCAGCCTGAACCGACGTAGCAACACGCTCTGCCAGCGCCTTGGTCGCGGTTTTCCGCAATTCACTGACCGTTGCATTAGGGTTCTGCTGATGCAGCTGGTAGTACAGCTTTCGGAATTCATTCGATTCATCAAGATCAGAATCCTCAAGATTCATAATCTCATCACGAACCTGAATACCCATCTGACCGCCGGTAATGCCAGCACCTGCGAGCGCCTGACCAGTAACACCAGCGCCAGAGCGAATCATGCTTTTGGCATATTCCTGAGCCGCTTCTTTGGTCATGCCTTTGGCCATGCCGCGCTCGATCAGGTTTTTCGTAACAACCTTCGCGCCAACTTTGGCTACCGCACCGGTAAAACCAAAACCAGTTACAACCTGACCGGCCAACTGACCAGCCATATTGGAAAACTGCAGACCTATCGATTCAGGGTCTGACCAGGCTTCGCCAAATTGTACGTCGCCGTTTTCGTCCTCTGAGAAAAACTGCTTACCCATCGCCTCGCGGCCAGAGTCAGACATCTGGTCAATCTGACCTTCTGCCCAGTTCTGAGTCGCGTCACGCAATTTCCCAGCGGTTTCTGAGCCGGTGATCTGGTAAACAGTTTCCGCCATGCCAGCGGCAGACTGGCCTGCCCCCATCTGGAAGACATCGACGGCGTCACCACCGAAACCCTGCTCGCCATCTTCAGCAATGCGCTGAGCTTCAACGTCTGCCGCGGTTTTTCTGTTGGAGAATCCGCCTGACATGGGCGGTGGATTTTGATAGGCGATGTCGTATAGGGAAGGAGACTTACTTTTGGTATCCGTCATGGGGCACTCTTAAAAAGAATCTAAGGAGGCGGATGCGTCAGACAGAGATACGATCTGCTGAGCGATGGCGTTTACTTCTTGGGCGCTGCTGGCTTTTTGTGCAGCTTCACGAAGTGATGCAATTTTTTCGTAAGATCTGTTCTGTTCAGCCTCAGCTTTTCTTCTCTTCCTTATCTGTGAGCGTCTTTGCCCGGCCAGCAAGTCTTCTCTGTCTTCAGAGGCTGCTTGTTCTTCGATGGCCTCAGTAGTTTCTTGCGGAGCATCTTCGTTGCGCCTCATGCGCCTCGTTGAGCCTGGCGGCGCAGTATCTGATACTTTCAACTCAGGCATTGGCGGTGCCTTGGCACCCAGCGGCGAACCTTCTAGTGCAGAATTTGCCAAAGACACAGCATTCTGTTGCGCCTGCGATAGCTGCTCCTGCTGCGCCAATGCTTCTTCCTCTTTGCGCTTTTCTTCGTCCTCAAGATACTTATTCCATGCAGATTTCATTTCCATCAACTGAGGGCGGGTCAGCGGGCTGTAATCTCCTTTCTGTGCCTTGAGGTTTTGAGCGTAAATGATCTCATCCAGCGTCGCACCATAAAGAGCAACGGTATTCTGGTTAAGGCTATCCCTCGCCCTTTGTCGCTCTTCCTCTGTCATAAAGTCAGGGGAAGTATCGATTTCGTTCAGGGCTTCAAACAGTGGCTTGGTATCAATCTGGTTTTTCTTTTGATCTTTAGGGTCGACTGCTTTAGCCCCGCCGACAATAGTGCTCTTCCCTGTCTTATTGTCGAACTGGTAAAGCACCTCTTGCCCGTTTTTGTCGTACCCTTTCTTATACTCGAAACCATCCTGCCCGGCTTGCGGAGAAAGTCGCGAACCAAAATACGCATAGTAAAGGCTATCAGCTATCGCTTTAGGGTCGCCGCCGGCTTTATCGAGCATATTTGAAACGCCACCCTGATACATAGCGGCATTGGCCATCTCTCCGAACTTTGCATCGTCAATAAGAATTATTTCATCATCCTTGTTTGAAGACCCATTTTTTGTCATTGGGGCTCTGTAGGGTTGCCCATCCTTGCCGATCAGCTCCAACTCCAGGGCGACGCGTCCATCCTTGGTTCTCCGAGCCGCCGCAACGCGACGCTTCAGCCCGTCTTTTGCTTCACGAGCGGCCAGTTGATCAGCCAGCAAAACATCACCAGCACCAAGCAATGCAGGGTTTTCAAGATTTCCCGTATCTAGCGCCTCTTTAAAAACGCCTCCCGCCTGCTTCATTTCCTGCCGTCTTTTTGGGTCAAAGTATTTCTTGGGCAATAGGGACTGATATTTCTCAGAAAACTCAGGGCCCAGAGGCGTTCCTGTAACATAAGTCGCCCGAAGGTCTGTCTGCATTTCCTTCTCAAGCTGAGCACGTTCAGTTTTCTGCTTTTGGGTAGCGTACTGCTCCTCTTTCATTGCGAAAAGTTTATTTTCGCGTTCCGCAGCCTGTGCCCGCAGTTCGCGATTCTGCTTTGCATCTATCGCAGCATTGCCAAGAGAGAAGCCTTTTGCGAAGCCTGTTACGGCACTCTCTGTACTCAATCCATCTGCCATAACAACCTCTTAAAGTAATTCGTAAGCCAGGTAGCCTGCAGCGGCCCCTACAGCCATGCCAGCCGGCCCACCGATTGCGCCTGCTTGCATGCCAGCTATCATGCCCAGTCCTGCGCCAGTACCCACAGCGCTTGCTCGGGCAGCCTTATCCGCAGCCTCAATTTGATCACCTGCAATCTCTCTCGCTTGCTCACGCTTTGCGGCATCAGCAAGGCCGGTCATGGCGTTGTTGTTGAATTTATCCGCAACACTGATCAATCCGTAACTCATCAGCTACCACCTCCGCTCAGGCTGGATATGTTAGAACCGGCGATTAATTTATTCCGACGATCAATGGCAGAGTCACGAGCGTCGCTCGCAGCCCCCGCCAGAGATACAGCTTTGGCTCGTTTAAAATCTTTGTACCTGTCGTTCTTCTGGGCACTGGATAAGCTCACTCCCATTCCGTTGGCTCTCGCTTTTTGGCCTGCATAGACAGAGTTAGACCCCAGGTTTACATTACGCTTTGCCTGACCCACCGCCCGATCAACGTAGGTGTCGTCTGTAATGTCTTTCGCGTAATCCATAATGTATTCAAGATCGTCTTCCTTGAAGGTATCCCAATCGGCGCGTATCAGTTGAGCCAGTGCGTCTTCCGCACTATTCGTTGAGATTTTTCCGTCCTCTGACTCATACCGTTTTGGACCAATATCCTCTACTGTATTTCCGAACACGGTTCGGTTTGACGAGACAAATACTGGTACTCCCATAATTAACCCTCCGCCTCTGGCTTGTTGAGATAGTATGAAGCGCCAAGGCCAGCCGCTGTGCCAAGGCCGCTTACTGTCGCCTTGCTGGAGTTAAAGTCTGCGAACGCTTTCTGGTTAGCTTCTTCAGTTGCTCGATCGGCAATGTCACCGAGACCTATCTGAGCCTTTGTCGCCTCTCCCGTTGCCATAGCAACACGGTTGGCACGACCACCAAGGTAAGCAGAGTCGATAGAGAACTCTGCCTCTCCCATGCCTCTACCGACGACTTCAGCACCGGTTCCAGTCAGCTCGTTAAACTCAGAGGTAGATGCACCAGAGCTAGGATCAATACCCTTTTGTTGCTGCCTCACCTTTGTTGTTTTTGCCGCATCTTCCAGCGACGACATACCGGCAATATTTGCCTTGCCTCGGGCGTAATTCCGATAGCCAGAGCTACCCAGGGCATCTACCTGACTCTCATAGGCTTCTTTAACAAAGTCCAGATCGCGAGCAATGTCGTATTGCTCGACCGCAACAGCTGCAGACTCTTTCTCTGCCTCTGTCATTTCTGGCTTGCTGCCACCGCGATTACCACACATATCGTTAAACCTTTATGTACATTCGACCAGACTCTGAATAGCCCAACCCATTTAGAAGCTGATAGCCAGCCTCGTTATTAAGCCCCAGTCCAACACCCAACATTATTCTTGAAACCCCGCGCACCAGGCATTCATCCTCGTATTCTCGAATCAGGGATTTGGCGACCCCCTGTCTTTGCACCAAGGATACGAATGCAATATCGCAGGAGAATAGAGCGTTGCTGTGATGGGGTTTAAAAATCTCCGCCAAGATAGCGCCAGATATCGCGCCTTTATCATCGACGGCAACTTTTAATATCAGGCCACCGTCACCCGAGACGGCCCGACGCATAGATAAAAGTATCGCCTCTGCGTCGTATTCATAAGTCGAAAATGAAGATGCCTTGTGGAGTGCTGAACCCAGACAGTGAAGATTTGGAATGTCCACCTCATTGGCGTCACGAACATGAAAGCCATAAGACATAACAATCACCCACAAAAAAGCCCGGCACAGTCTCCTGGCCGGGCTTTGGATATAATTTAAGCAGTTTGGATAAATGTACCCCGTGCTGCGCACGCTGTAAAGCTAACCGCCTGAAACCTTGTATTGAACGGAATAGCTGTCTGAATTTGCCGGGTAAATCCTAACGGTTCGCAACGTATAGATATTGCTGCCCTCTGGCGGCGTGTCCGTAAGTAACGCATTCAACTGATGAATGTATCGTTTCTCTCCATTCGGCCCGGTGTTGCTTGTTTGATGCTGCGTAGGAGTCGCAGAAGCAACGACAGAGCCACCACGGATCAGCTGAACATAAACCGCATCACCTGTTTCCGCCTTCAAAACAGAGTTCGTTGCATCCCATTCGGTATACGACTGGAATACTCCTGAAAACTCCACCTCAACACGCCCGGCATTTTGCCAGCCAGTCGTATCAATGGTTATTTCCACATCAGCCCCGACAAGCACCCCAGATTGATAAAATGGATCTGCGGCACTCTTTATGGCTGTCGAGCTGGAAAATGGACCACTACTGTCGCCGACGTGACGAAGAAAATAGTAATAGTCAGTCGCCGGGTCTACAGCCATATCAATAAACTGGCTTCCTCCAGAAATCCCAATACGGGTCGCTTCTGTCAGACTGTCAGTTGTCGCTCGCCAGACTTCCGTATGCCTATGACTTTCATTTAAGGGAAATGACCAGGATATCAGGATACCACCACGAACAAGAGAGACGGACACACCAGAGGGCGCAGGTGACGAATCCGCACCGGTACTCGAATCCCCTCCTGATGATCGCCCACCATATTTGCCGAACCCGATAATCATATTCTCAACTTCGCGACGGGATGGCCTTTCCCGCTCGTCTCTGCCTTTGCCTCTCAGTGAGTAGCCAGAAAACTCATTGATAGCGGCAACGCACTTTTCAAGCGCTCGCGGATCACGCGGGTCAATCGCCTTGTCACGCCTGCTCATACAAGCTCCACCTTACTGCTGGCAATGGCTGCAGAGTTGATTCTATCTTCGCTCTCAAGGCGCACTTTAAAGCGACTATAAAAACCTGGTGAGAATCTAAACCCTTCATCCGTGCTCGTTGTATGACTTGAAGAATACACCTCGCTGCCACGATGAGAGCCTACCAGTGTCAGTGCAGCTTCCGCTTCTGAGTCCAGCCGCCCGGAAGAAATAACAGCGCGGCCAGGACGCACATGCTCCCGCGATTCCCATAACATTTGCATATTGCTGCCGGAATCAAATTCAAACACGGTCAAACTATCGTCACCACTTTTTACCAGCAGGTATAACGTGTCGGTCTCATCATCATAATGACCATCAAGAACCTGATCGCCATCAACGCCGGTAATATCAAGCGGCCAATACCCTTTTGCAGGGTCAAATGCAAAAGCACCGGTAGAGGCAAAGCACAGATAAAAGCTGCGATAACGGAACGCGACAAAACTTGCAGGATCGAGCGCGAGCCACTGTTCCTTACTGAATATCTCACGGGTAATAACATTCGCACCGCCCGCACCGATAGCAACCAATCCTTCCGTACTCGGATAAAACGCAGTCTCGCCCATGTCTACGATGCCTCGACGACTGAGGTTAGGTGCGCGCAGATCAAGTTTCAAAATCGAAATACCACCCGGGTGCGTTCCTTGAAACACATACGGCTGGCTATCCGTCGTGACAATGAGTGCGCCCTGAGTAGCGGCCATGCCTTTAACAGTAGCGGGGATTGCATACTGATAGTCTATTGGCCAGGCATGCGGGTAGTATGGCTCACAAAAACAAACCGTATTCTCAAACCAGCTTGCCATATAACCGTTACCAGCATTAACAAGCCCTTCAAGATTATCAGGCGGTGCATTGAAGTTCTCAGATTCGCAGGCGTATCCAAGCTGTGCGGTATCCTTCTGGTCGTTGTAGCCATCGATAGTGTCAACAATCTCAGCGACCAACTGAAAGTCTCCGCCGCTATCGCTTCGATACAGGCGCCTCTTAGCGACTCGACTATCGTTATTTGCCCCGAGCGATACATAAACACTGGCCGAATCCCAGCGCTGAATGACCTGAGTCACATCGGAAGGTTCCGATTCCTCACCCAGTACCGTCACTCCGGTCACATAGTAAACTGAGTTATATACAGGTATTGACGGGTCACCCGGGTCAGCATTATTCCACGAAGATGAAACTGATGGGGTGTTTGGAACCTTGACAGCAAGGTCGCCACTCGAAGGACCGCCGCCGCCGAGCTGGTAGTAAACCTGTGGCTTTTCCGAATCGCCCGCTGCGTACATTCGATTATAAGCATCATTCGCTATGGGGCCTCGCAAGAAGTCCGCATTATCGGTACGACTCAGAGTTTCTGTTTTATCGTAGTGGTAGAGAGACCACGACTTAACTCCAGCGGCGATACTAAAACCCGCCTCTACGGGAAGCTTAAACGGTACGACACCATCACCTTCAGGTCGGCAGTTCAATGTCCTTGATGCAAACCCTTCCGGCAATAGATTGTCGTCCAGAACCGGGATCATCCCCTTCATCTGACTGAATTGGATTTTCATTCTTCCACCTGATCTCGATAGTCGACTTGATAGCCGTATCTGTGATTGATACCGGCCTGAATGATCACAGGGTCTGATAGGCCAGAGACATAAGGACCATTCTCTGTAGCAAAATCTTCGGAATGCAAACGAAGGTACAAACTCCCGGACTTGAAGTACCATAAAAAAATATCGGTATTCTCCGGGTCGTCCTTGTTCTCAACGGTCAGATAGATATCCTGAATATCAGAATCCAACTCCAGCAGTGCAGGAAGCCCAGATTGCGGGTCTCTCCACCATACGCCCATGGTGGCATCCTGACGTAAATAACAGAGTATGACGGTGCCGTCTTGCGAGAAGTCCAAGCTGATCTTCTGCAGTGGATCTATCAGTGTCAGTAGCGGCCTTGGCTGGCCATCCCATAAGCCGTTGTAGATTTTTTTCTGCAGAAAAGCAGCGCCAGATGATTCAACATACGCAACCCATTCATGCTGATAGTTCCCTTTTGATAAATCAGGATTTCCGGTTGACGAAGAAATATCAAAAGGGCCGTATGAAAAAGACTTGAACAGGTGGGCATCGTCAAACACAGGCAGGAATCGCAAAGGACGAATCAGCTCTCCACGCATCGAGCCATTAAGCACCGGAATCATAACGGCCCCAAGTGAAGGTCAAATCAATTTCTAGGTTGTAGTTGGCAGGCAAGGTAAAGCCTGGATCAATCTCCATTCGCGGAACCTTCCTTGAGCTGGAATTATTAGAAGCCGAATAAGAGACCTGTAATTTCTCCGGAGTCTGATCGTTCTCGATATAGTCGAATGAAGCTCTCACCGTTACCTGTCTAGAAGCTCCGTCAAATGAGTACGGAGTGCCAACAGAGCTACTACCGGAGCGAGAATAGCCCCCGCCAATCAGGTAATAGCTACTACCGTCGTATGATGAACTGCCAAACATAGGCTGAGCGAACCCAAACGCATGTATACCCTCTGCAGTGGTGTTATTGGAATCTGCAGCATAAACCGTGTAGCTCAGGTCGCCGTGTGGGGTGGATACCGTGCCAGAACCCAAAATCTCATCAGGAATTATCGAATAGAGCGTGTAGGTAACCCGAACTGTTTGATTATCTGTGACAGTTATTGTGATCGGATTTCCACTACCATCCTTTATCAGGGATCGACTCATCAGCGTCCCGGTAGATCCGCCTTTCCTTATGCCAAGCTCTGACAGATCGCCAGATATATTCGTAAACTCAACTTCTCTGGCACACTTATAGATGGCTGGGTAAGCCCCCTCTGCACTGTCTCTGGTGAAATTAGTGAAGTCACCACTGGCCTTGCTTGCTATCTGATTACCGAGATCGGTGTCGCTGTAAGCCGGAGTGGTAACTACTCCGGCACCCAAGCACAAGTGCAAATAAAAAACGCCGGAGAATCCATTAACCTGCTGCCGAAATGGGCCCGGATCTTCAAGGGCTGCATCGGTAATCAGGTTATCGAACTCGCCCGAGTCAAATACAATGCCCTCATCTTCAAGGACTTGTACTCTATAACTGCCTCTCATCAGCGTTGGCTTTAGCTTCATTCTACACCTGCAAGGTACTTGTTACGTTTGTAATTACTACGCTCTGAACGATTGGAGCCCCTTCGGCATCCGGCTCTGCATTGCTATCGAAGTAGTTAGGGAAATATTGCTGTTCACTGCTGACCGCAGCAATGACAGCCTGAGCTACGTACACTTCCGCATCATCCACTTGCTCAGCATTGGAGTTGAACACGAGTTCGGTAAACACAAGCTCACTACGAACCGCCATAACTTCTGCCGAGATGGAAAACAACCAGCTATCGGGTAATGTTTCTGGCGTGCTACCTGCGTCTGATCCAACATTACCCCACTGATCAATCCTAAGAAGCGTCGCAAATAGTGTCACCGACATGTCATTAAGCGAGAGGCCCGATATTGAATCATCCCTCCATGAATCGCCCGCGATATCACTCCATCGCGTCTTATAACTGGATATTTCAGATGAAAGGTCAAGCCCGAGCCGATTATCGCGACCTGACAGCCATGAATAGGAATACCAATCTGTTGATTCTGTATCAAAGTCCTCGTGATTATATAAATCACCAAGTATCGAAAAGTGCGATATCACGATATGGACCAAGCAAAATTGAATGTCAGGGTAAGATCGTGATCAGCCGGCAGCGTGAAAGACTCACTCAGCTCAACAACAAAATGAGAGTTCGAATATTCGAAAACCCTAAAGCCAGTTACCGTTCTATTTTCTGCCTGAGCAGACCAATTAACGATCAGTTCGCATTCCTGGCTCTCTGAGTTGTAGTTGATTGTCACCGTGGTACTTCGGTCTTCGCCCGAACTTTTCAGCATCTCAAAAGAATTGCCGGCACTCGTACCAACCGGATTGTCATAGCGCCCGGCAAGAATGCCTTTCGGTGAAGAAAGATCATCCGACGGCCTTGCTGTGTAATTTACCGACTGTCCGAACTGCGTTGTTATTTCGCCAGTATCCAGCACATCAGGCACAAGGAAGTACACGAAGAATGTTACCTCTAGTGTCTGGTGTGCCTGTATTGGCACCCATGTCTGATAGCCGTTCCCGTCTCGAATAAGCGTCCTTGATAACAAGTCGCCCTCGGCCAGTCTTCTAAAACCAACCTCGCGAATATCACCAACAAGTCCGGTAAAGCTCACCGTTACAGAACGCCTGGCATATCGATCCTGGCCATCCATAAAAATCGTGGCGTCACTTGAGAATGTACCGGATACCTGACCAAGCTGATTATCGAGCGCAACCTGAGTACTGTATGGCTCGCTATCGCCATCACCTACGCAGATAAAACCAGACGAAAACGGGTCACCGTGATTCAGCGCCTCATTCAGAATAAGATTGCGCACCTCGCCGGTATCAGAAATACACTTCCCTGAATCAATCACGCGAAGCTGGTAGGCACCTTTAATCATAGCGGCACTGTATCCCCTGTTAGCGTCCAAAGCGCCTCAGCGGCCTCGGACTTTGCCCGTATCGCGGTCAGCGACACCACTGACCCATTGCCTCTTAACTGGGTCGTTCCCGGCGTCTGAATAATGCCATCGTCCAGTGCCTGAACCTGAACTACACCAAAGCCGAAGTTCTGAATCTGAAAGGTCGTGCCCGGTACTGGGTCGGATACCAGAAAGAATGTCACCGTGTTCAGATCATCATTCACCATGAAGTAAGTGAATGCGTCGTCGTCGGTACCGACAGTCACTTCAGTGGTGCCCGCTTCGATTTGTCGCAAACCTACGCCGGTCAGAGCTACGCGCGCCCAATGACGAGCCCGCTCAGCCCAGTGCGCAGCCTGATCCACCAAGTCTTTGCACTGCTGAATATACGTGCTCAGATCAAAAGGAAATTTCATGCGCCCATTACCTCAGTATGTTTCTGAGTAACGTCGGCCTGTAGCGCTTCCAGATACTCAAGCGTTGCCGGGTCGAGCTGGTTAAACTTCACCATAACGCCAAGGTCAAAGGTCGGGTCCATATCGTTACTGACGTTGATCGTAATGTTGTCAGGCTCTTGAGACCCGCCTTGCACATACACAGGTGTTTCGCCAACAACAGGCCCGCTGCCCTGCCGGTAATAATTCTGACGGTGTAGTTCCGCATCCAGTACAGGAGCAACCGCCAACATGAGTGGGATAAACTCACCTGATCCGGTATCAACAAGGATATCCAACGCCACAGAACTGACCGTAAGCGCCGACGTGACTGTATCCGCAATCGTGCAGGAGATTTGCCCGAGCGCGGCCTGTGCTGCATCTGGCGCCCCTGTTACCTCATAAAGATCACCCAGCACATGAGGCGAGCGACCAAGCCGAACCTTTAACGTCCAGCCAGTCGTATCAATTACCTGCTCCGTATCCGCGTTCGTAAACGTCACGCGCATAGAGCGGCCTTCGCCTTTCAGAATCGGTCTGAGTCGAATCATTGTTTATTCACCGGGTTTTTAGGAGAAACGCGAACGTCGTTCTGCATCTTTACGCCAATGGCGTTGTACGCTCGCTGGAGATTGGCCTGAGCCAACTGAGCGTTAAAGCTGTCCTCTGAATCCTTATCAAAGGCCAGAAAAATAATGTAATGGCGCAACGCTTCGTTGTACTGCTCCCGCACGAATACTTTTTCAGTATTCTCGTCATAACTTCTCAGCGTATGCCGTGTGCGCGGAGTAAGCACAACCAGCAATTCCAGCAATGACCCTTCTTTCGCCGGCGGATACACATAGAAGCGCAGAGGATCACGTTCGTCGTAAATAAAATACTGCTGCTGGTTACTTGCCGGGCGCGAATGCCAGTCAGGTATCACCCTGTCCATTTGCTCTTGTGACTTAAAGTTCACCGGCCTCATGGCGCCCTCAAGGTTGCGCTTTATATCGACCAGGCGAACCGCACCGACGGGCAACTCTTGCCGCGTTCCTGCAGCACAGGAAAACTCAGAGTTATCCGCAAACGCTTCAGGCATCAAACCCAGCAACCAGTCGTAGGACTGATTGAGATAGTCCACCAATTCAGTATTGGTCCAGCGTATGCCGGTACCGGTTTCCTGCAGCGTATTCTTCACCGCATTGATTAACGCACTTACGAGAATAGCCACGATCAGACCTCCCAGACGCTGCGAGCGAATCCGGCGCGACCCTTACGGCTCACATCAAACTCATTACGAACGTCCGCCGCTGCAGCCATCCACATGGTTTTGTATTCGCTGGCGTAGTAGCCACTCAACTGAGGATTCGACCAGTCATTGCCGGGCATTGCCATCAAGCGCGCTTTTACTCCGGCCGCAATACAGTCCGGCCAGCGATCCAGAATGGAATCAGGAACACTTGTGGCGCCGGGCCGCGGCTTCAGAATAATAAGCGCCTTCGCCTTTGACTCCGCCGTCACCGATTCAGCCAGCTCAATAACGGAAGGTGCATGCTGAACATAATCACCAGGCTTCAGCGTACTGCCATCCACGGTCAGATTTTTAATCCCAACAACGATGTGCCCCTCATACGGGGAAACAAAGTCGTAGCGATCGAGACCGGGCGAGACAGAAAATTCCACCTCTTCAATAAACGCCTGTGTCTTTTCGCAAAAGTCCGCGAAAACAGTACAGGCATGAGAAGAGATAATGTCGTCAATACAGCCGGGCAGCTCAGGGAGCACCGATACTATGATTGACGAGAAATCGCTGAAGCTATGGTGGATCATGGAAGCCCTCAGCCGTTCAGGCTATCAAATACAGCGTTCAGTTCTTTGGCACCGAACTCCGGGCAGTTTTCACCGATTGCAGCTCGAACAGCGGCAATTTTAGGCTTGCCGTTTTCGGTAAAGTGCTCTTCGTTATCGGAATTCAGCGACAAGATTGCGTTCGTGATAACGTCTTTCAGATCATCAGTCGCATCGTCGCCGCCGTCTTCATCCAGAAGCTTCTGAGCATCTGCCTTTGCAGCCGCCGCACGCTCCGCCGCCTCCAAGGCTTCACGTTCTGCCTTTTCAGCTTCTTCAAACGCAGACTTCTTCAGCTTCTTCTTGACTTCATCAAGCTGTTCGCCTTTAACAAATACATCCTTGAATCGCAGCAGCTGGCCAGCCGCTCGACCATCGACATACTGGATGTCGCCAAAACCCGACCACACCACACCAGTTCTGGCGATAGTGTCCTTCTTGAATTCTTTATTGCCGATATAAGCAATCGCAACCGGCTTTGCGAATTCATCAAAAGTACGTTCAGCCATAATGGCCTCCATAAAAAAGCCCGGCACAGAGCCGGGCGAAGTTAAGGTTTAAGGTTCGCGACGGTCTTAAAGCAGACCGGTATAGCGATACTCCGGGACAACAGTCACATCACCGGTGCCAGTGGCACCCGTAACGGTAACCGTCAGGTAAGCGCGAGCAGGAAGCTCATAAGGAGCTTCGTCATACGCCAGCTTGCCAGCGGCAGCCGAGTCCGCAACAGACCCGAAGAAGTCCTGGTCATCCGTGCCTTCGCCGCCCGGAAATTCGATACCGAACTCAAGGCCAGTTCCAGCACCCATTGCGCCGTGATATGCCTTCAGGCCATCAATGGTTACGCCTTCAGGAAGTTCCAGAACTCGAATCACTGTGTCAGCAGCATCCGCGTTAAAGTTTGCAACGCCAGCTTCACGGGAGACGTTGCCCTGTGCCGCGTTATAAACGCGGTTTTTCAAAGTGGCAGAATTTTTAGTTGCCATATAAACACCTCAAGGGCGACCAGTGCCGCCCAGTATGAGATTAAAGGAACGCTACCGATTACTGACTTACAGCCGTATCGACAACCATTACACCGTGGTCATTTTTACGACCGTTCTTGTCAGCGAAGCGGATCTTCTTCTTACCATCCATCCAGCGGCAAGAGATTTCATAGGCGTTGCCATGATCCTTTTCTTCTTCCGTAAGGCCGACATAACCCATGTCGTCGCCACCCTGGGAGCCGACGTTACCGAATGCCCAGCCAAGTGCCTGCGCACCCAGAAGAACACCACGGTGAACGTTGACGCCCGGAGCAACCTGGGTTTCAGTCGCTTCATTGACGTTCTGACACACGTTCACAGGAGTGCCTGCCGCAAACTCCACCCAGTTGCTGTTCATCTTCTTGATGAGAATGCCTTCCCAGAAGTAGCAGTCACCAGCAAAAATCGGGTTCTTGCTGATTGACGCAGTACGGTTTTTCGCAGCCGCGTACATTTCCTGCCACTGCTTCGCACTGGTGGTCGCCTTGAAGTCCTTGAACTGACGCGGAGTCAGGTACAGAACGTACATTGGGTCTTCATCGGCGAGCATGTCACCCTTAAAGCGAATCGGCTGCATCACCATGCTGTCCTGCTCATCGATCAGGAGTCGCATGTTTTCCACCGTATCCAGAGTGAACACGTCGGACGAGTCGATATCGTTCAGAGAGGTAGCATCACCACCGTAGAAGTGACGATCATAGGTAGGTGCCTGCAGGCCGTTTACCATAATCTCATCAAACTCAGGATGCGCCTGACCCGGCACGATCAAGTGCGTCGCTTCACGAGTACCGCGAGCACCAGCCAGGTGGTACAGAGTGGTCTCATCACAAAGACGGCTGTAGTAACCGCCCTTACCGGCCAGCTCATTTCGCGCAATAGCCTTTAAGTCGTGCTTGGTGCGCTGCTTGGCCATCTTGCCACCAGGATTAACCATGTGACGACCTTGCAGGATTTTCAGATCCATACTGGAAGAGGTTAGCGTTTCACCGCGTCCGTCCAGAGGCTTATCACCCATGGTCGGGGTCTTATTGAGGATGTGAAAAACATCCATTTCAACTTCTTCGCCGGCTTCTTTTGAAAGGTTATTTACACGCACAATGGGCGCACCTTTACCGGTTTGACCGCGAGTGGACCCACCCTTCTTCTTGATAGACATATCCGCCGAGTCCACCAGCAAATTGGTGAAGTTCGGCTGACGAGTCATGTCGGTGAACAAAGCACCGTTTTCAACCTTGTTACTTTTTACAACTGGCATAATCAATCACCTGAATTATGTGACCGAAACTCAATACCAACTCATCACTTCCTGAATCTGAGCATCAGACATCTTGGCCATTTCGGCTTCGCGCTCAGCATCAGACATCGACTCCAGACGCTCTCTAAGAGACTTTTCTGTGCCGGGAGCCTGACCAATATCAGTAAGTGAGTTAGGGGTAGGAGCTTCGGCGCTATCTACGATTTCCTTGGCGCGCTGCTTCACGGATTTCTGCTCCGCTACAGCGTCGCCAAAGGCTGCTTTGGTTCGCCTTGCAACTTCGGCAAAGCGGTCTGCGGGCGCGGCGTTTTGCCACTTGGGATCTGCCTGCAGTTTTTGGTCGATGGTTAAAGCCATGTCCCAGCGGTCTGGGTCTTTGGCTTGCCAATTGGTGAGGTCTGAGTTGTTTTGAAATGCTGAGCGAGCGGCTGCAGCTTCTGCGTCATCCACTTCAGCTTGAGCCTGATTTACAGTCTCGGCCTGTTGCGCTTGTGCTTGCTGCGATTTAAAAAGGATTCGAGCAAGCTTCGCCTCCATAGAGCCGTAACCGTAATCTTCTTCAACATCAGCCAATTCATTTTCGGTAATGGCATCTGGGTCAGCAAAGGCTGAGTCCATATCCACGCCCTGACGATCAAGGTTCGCTTTGGCGTTACTGATCTGTTTGTCGCTTTCAGAAAGACGAGCATTCGCCTCATCCAGTTGACGCTTCAGATCGGCTTCACGCTGTCGCGCTGCCTCAAGCACTTCATACGGAATTGTGTGCTTGCCATCTTTCGTTGCGATTGGCGCGCGCTCTTCTTCATCCTGGCCGGACGGTTCGCCATCGCTTTCACTGTCATCACCTGAGTCCGCTTCTGCTTCCGCAGCTTCGGTTTCTTCAGGGGTTTCAGCTTCCGCTTCGTCCTGTTCGTTTGAATTGTCTTCGCCAGCGTGTGCAGCCAGAGCCTTTTCAATTTGGTCCGGATCACCGCTTGCCAATGCGTCATCAACGCTCATTACTTCGTCACTCATTTCTCACCTGTTTGCTGTATCGCTAAGCTGCGTAATTGATATTGCGTTTTGCCGTCACGACCTCGGCTTCGTGAATTCGGGGCATAAAAAAACCCGCTCAATGGCGGGTCTCTTTATTGAATTCTGTTTTTTAAATGGCTTGCTGCCACTCGTCAGGCAAAGGCGGAGGAACTGCCGCCGCCTGCTCTATTTCCATCTTCGTTTTTTGCTGATCAACGTCTTCTGATTCTGCGCGCTCTCGTGTGTACTGAGCGTCTGCCTTGGCCTTGTCGACTTTCGCGGCCAGCTCTTCCAGTTTCAGCATGACTTCACGCATCTGAAGCTCATCCATTTCCTTCTGCTTCTGCTGCTGCTCCTGCATCTGCGCTTGCTGCTCTGGCGTCATATCTTCAGGATCAATTTCACCTGTAAATTTCTGCACCAGCTTCATGAGTTCAATGCGTTTTTCTTCCGGCACGTCCAGCTGATCAACAAAGATACCCAGGCCAGCCATCTGAGCGTCGCCCGGCAGCTTGGAAATAAAGTCCATGAGCATTTGCGAGACTTGAGCGCGGTAACCCGGCGACTGTTGAATCTCACCCAGCACCACTTGTGTTTTCGCCTGAGCGATAGCGTTGGTCATTTCGCCGTCCTGGTCATTGTTCAGTACGACCTGCTTCGGCTTCTCGCCCAACTTGCCCGGCACCATGATTTGAATGTTTCGGCTCTCTGTCATTTCCTCGACTTCGTGAGCCATGACCAGTTCACCAACCATCTGGCGAGCGTTGTTGTAGTTGTCGTTAATGTCAGCCAGTGTCGTTGCGCCCTGCTCAACCAGAGAGTTAATTGCCACGCCAGACTGAGCGCCGCCCTCTTTACCCAAGAACGCGTTGTAAATACCCGCGACATCCTGAATCAGCATCTTGGCGTCTTGCATGATCTGGAATTGCTGAGCACCGATACCCTGATCTGATTCGACTTTGAATAGCGCTCCGCCCTCACGCTTACCGGCACCGTTCAACTTAACAATACCGTCAGCCTGGTGAACCTGCTGGCGCAGATCGTTATCACTCATCGCCGTTGCGTCATCATCCATGGTGATCCGCTTGTAATTCAAGTCACCAGTCAGGCGAATGCGACGGAAGTTAATTTCGTCTTGCGGGCTGAGCATTGAGCGACCCAGTCCATACGGAATACCAGTCTCATCTTCACGCGCACCGAAGAACGGTACATACGGATACATATTGTGAGGATGCGGACTGGCCATATCCTTGACGAAGTGCGGACCGATATACCAACTCAATCGAAGTGACGGCACCGAGCACTTTATGATTTTCACCCGACCCGAAACCACCATCGCGTTGTGAATCGGGTTGTCCTCCTGATACACCACTGCGCGGCCATCTTCCGAGCGCAATACGATGCCGGGCATCCATACGCGGTAATACAGCTCGTACACCTTCACCATGTCACGGTGCGGTAAAATCCATTCCTTCTCGTCACGAGTGCTGTACTGATATTCGCGGTACGCCTGAGACAACGTGTCGCCTTTGTCGTAAAAATCATCCATATCGAATGACGACCACTGGCCAATACTGTGCTTGATGATTTCTTGTTGGCTTGGGAAGAAAGCCTCAGCCTCGTCCTTATCAACCCAGCGTTCACGCAGGAGCCAGCTACAGTTATTCAGATCCGCAGCGGTGCGCCAGTCGAATGAAATTTCATTTCTGTGCACCGTGCTGATTTTGTATTTTGATCCCAGCGAGTTACTGTTCTTTTTAACTTCCACCCAGCCGATACCAGAAATCACCTGAGCCTTGTACGCTTCCGCACATGCCTGATTTGCCTTGCCGGTTCGCAGGCCCTCATTCAGACGGACATTCAGACCTTCAGCCACTTCCCTGAATTCATCGTCGTCAGCACGAACGAACCAGTCAGTACGGCTACGCGCCTCCATACCCAACACACCATTGATCGCAGGCTGCATCAGATTGGTGATCAGAATCGGAAGTTTCTTAGCCTTCAGCGAGTTAATCACTTCCTGATCGAGCTGGTTGCCGTCGTAATACTGGTGGCACCGTGAAGCGAGACCGCGCCACTCTGGCTGATAGTCGCGTTCCTGCAGAATCTTATGCAGTCGCATACTGTGCTTCAGATCGTCAGCCATTTATTACGCCATCCAGTGATCAGAGTTTGTTGATTGAACCGTTCGCCCGTCGATAGGCTTTGTGCTCATCACGCGAACCAGCATGATGATTAAGTAACGCATTGCGTCCATCAGGTGATCGTTCTCCTTAACGACCTTGCCGCTGTCGTCCCGGCGATACAGACCTATTTCGTGCCATACGCCGGTCAGGTTGCTGAATATCTTTAATCGACCAGTGGCTAGGCGTTCATTCACCGCCAACAGTCCAGCTTCAACCGCGTTGTCGGCCTTGATCAATTTCAGCCCTTGCGCAACGTAGATATCGAAAAGATTCTCGCCGTCTTTTTGTCCGCGACCTTTCGATGCCGGATCAATAGTGCCCACCACCCAATCGCCACGCGCTTTAACCGCGGCAGAATGTTCAGCAGGAGTGACCTGCCCCATGTAGTGCTCGGTGTACAGATAAACGATGTCGTTGTCTCTGTCCCACGCGCCCCAGACCACTGCTGTTTTATTCCAACCCACGTCCATGCCGTAGGCTTTCGGCCAGTGCTTCGGGATCATAAATGGCTTGCACTTAATGTCGTCCGGGTCATACGGATAAATCGCACCGGAACCTAATGACGGCTCACCATTCATACGCGCTTTAAGCTGATAGGGTTTCAGCTTCAGCGACTTAATCAGCTTGTCTTTCTGATCCTCTGACAGGTGCGGAGCGTGAGCCCAGCCAGCCTTAACCAGATACCGAGGGTTTTCGGTATCGGTAAGCACCTGATCCTTACAGGAATCCAGAAACGCCAGCACCAGCTCTGTTAATCCAGATAGAGGCGTAAACGTCAGGATGAAAATACCGTTCGTGGTCATCGTCCGTATCAACGCCTCTTCGTAAACGTCATACGGACATTCTTCATCCATCCAGATGATGTCCTCTTCCGTGCCCTGGAAGATTTTTCGCCCCTGATCGTAGGAGCGCAGCTTTAATACCGACCACTCACCATCAACGTGCTTAACCGGCACCGTGTCGTAAGCGTCAGACACGCCCGGCTTAATAGTCGGCTTGCCCAGCAAGTGCTTAGGAATAATCCCAGTTCCCCATGCCGGCGTGTCGTACTTACCACCGAACAGCTTCTTCTGAATGATGTCTCGAGTGGTCTGGTTCGTGTCACCTGCAGCCAGGGCATTGATCTGACGATTAAACCGCTTGCCATCCCACCATTCCGGGTAAAGTCCGGTTAAATGGCAGTATAGCTCATACCCACCGGCTTCCGTCTTACCAACGCGGTTACCGGCCATAAACAGGCGCTCAGAGTGATAAGCACCAGCCGTAAAAAATTCAGTATGCTTCGGATAGAGTGCGCGCCTTAGCGGCCCCTCATCCTGAAATAATTCGCCAACGCGGTTGTACCTGCGTCGACGTTCTTTCTCTTCCAGTAGCGCGAGCAATTCACGCTTACGATCAAGACTCAGATGCTTCAGATGCGAGGCGTCGAATTCGCTCATCAATCTGGGCTTCCGTTAGCTTCGCCTCTGGCTTCTCATCATCTTGCGGCGCGTCCAGGTTGTATGCCTGACGTTCGATCTTTACCAGCTTTTCCATGGCGGTGACCATGTTGCTTGCAGCTTTACCCATGTAATCCAGAGGCAGATCAATACCAACAATTTCACCGTCACGGTCTTGAACCTCGATGCGACCAGCGTCAACCTGATCACCCAGTTTTTCCAGCATGGCGCTTACAACGTCACGGCCTTTCTTCGCCCAAGCCCGATGCTGAAACACAACGCTTGCGGCAGTGGTGGCGGCGGCTTCAATAATTGCTTCATCTGACGGTCGCGGCATTGACGAATCTTCGCTACCTGTCGTCAGAATATCCCGCGTTCTGTCTTGGACGTTTTTACTCAGGTCTTTCGTCCAGCCCTTGCTTTTTGCTTTTTGCGAAATGGTCATGGAGCGCGGGCCGTGCATGGTTTCCAGCTGGCGAAACGAATACAGGCCGGTGCGATAATCTTTTTCAATCGCCTCCCAGTCGTACGTTGGTCTCTTAGCCATAAATCACCACCATCACAAACAGCACATAAAACAAAGCCCCGACAAACGGGGCTTCAATCTCTTTAAATAAACAACGTCGCTCGCCAGCTGTCAGGGCCCGACACCCTGGACTACTTCACGACAATGCTCTACGCTCCTGAAGTAGATCAGGAGGTCACGCATATCTCTTTCTACGAGCAACACCTGAGCATTGCCCTTTTGATCCTCAGTCGCGGCCGGAAGTGCTGGAATCGGCGGAATGCACGCCGCCAGTTCCGTTGTCCGCTCGTCCTGACAGATCAGATCCGTCGCCCCCTTCATCGTCGCGCACCCGGCCACGAAGAAAGCGCATATTCCAGCTACCAACAGGGTCGCCGTGAATTTCTTTAACATCGTCCCGATACTCCTGCTCTCGTTTCTGCGCCTCAGACGCCCGGAAAAACCCGAGCGCTGCGCTGATCAACTTTAGTAACGTGGAGAAGCCGCGCACTATTTCAGCGCCTTGTTAATGCCGCGACTGTCAATTTTGAACGGGTCGTTCGGCTTCTGCTTCGCAAACAGGAAGTTAAGCGCCAGGTAATCGATCACCTTATACAGCTTACCGATAATGCGGTTATCACTCGGAGTAGGCGTTAGCGACACGATCAACGACGCAACAGGACTCAACAGGAACAATACCGCCAGCGCCTTTTCTACCGGATTAAGAACAGACCAGAGGCCGACCACCATGGCCGCCGCGTCCGTATCAATAACAGCAGCCTCAGCCGCAAATACCAGAGCCGGAGCAAAGAGCAGCCCAAGCGTTAAAAACACTGTAGTAATAAATTTCATCGCTAATACCTTTCGGTCAATTAGAAAAAAACCCGCACGATTTGAGCTTCACAGTCGGGAACCCCCGACCCTCGATAGGCTTGGCGGGTGTATTAGTTGTCGTGACTTTCATTGTGGCGCTGCTCAACAACGCGGAAGCCAACATACGGCCACAGCTCAAAGACTGCGTTCTGAATCGCAACCTTAACACCCACTTCGTCGTTATCATTTTCTGGCGATACTGACACGCTTGGCCGACCAGTCACGGTAAATCCGTTATCCATGGTCAGGATGGCAAAGCGCAGAACGCTACCAGATTCGATCTGGTGGCGAATAATCTCCACCTTCTTGATACTGCCATGCAGCTCATCCAGCGAGACGCGACGCGCATTCAGTCCGCGAGCTTCGATCATGCCTTCGGTTACCACATCGTCTACAGACTTTTCGGCAATGAGTGGCTGAGCCTGATACTCTTTGTCAAAAACAGGCGTAGGCGACCAGCTGATATAGCCTTCATGGCCAGGGTGATTCGATTCGCCACCATAGACGTATTCCACCAGAAAACCAGCGTCAGCAGGATTCTCGTCAGCAGGACACTCCCAGCCGCGATACTCATTGTATTCGCCACGAGTCATTGGCTTGGCCAGCACGCGCTTGGTACCGATAAATTCTTGCATTACATCGCCCCTTTCAGGAAATTGACCACATCCATATTCGGACGCGGTGAGATGGTTGTGTATTCGCCTTTCTTGTCGCGCACCCAGATAACAGGGTTTCCGTTTGACGTTGGCCGCTTATCCAGATGCAGCATCCAGTGAGGTTTGCCGTCGTACTGCGTATCGAAATACAGACCGATACCAGTAAAGCCGCAACGGATTGCAACGATCAGCGCGTGGAATGGATCGCAGTCGCAGAACACGTCACCAGCGTCTGACTTGCGACCGCTGCCGACGTAATGACGGCTCGTCTCGCTGCCATCCTCACGAATCCAGCCACCTTTAACTGGCGACGGATTAACAATGCAGCCCAACTGAACACGGAAGAACTCAAGCGCATAGATAAAGCCAGGCTCTATCTTTTCCAAAACACCCGCGGGAAACTCGCCCGGGCTAAAGTGTTCAATGTCAGACCAGTCAATAATTTGCTTCATGCGAACGCCTTGTAAATTCTTAGAGCTGTGCCGATTGTCACGCACATTACACAGACTGTTAATCCCATTGCGATTTTAGCGACGGGGCCAGCCTCGTACATGGTTTCGTTTTTGTCTGCCTGCCAAGCCTTACGGCAGTGGTTGGAACCATCGACCGGCTTGAACGCATAGTTTATTACGCGCTCCTGAATAACCCAGAAACGCTCAGATCCGCGCGCAGCGAAATATCCAGTGCGAGCCGAAATAGTTGAATCTGGATTGCCACCGAATACCGAATTACCAAACTGATCGAGGGACAACAGTATGTTGTAAACATACGAATTACGCTCAGTCATACCCCCTCCTGATCGTTTCCCGGTTGTTCCGCTGAATACTCGCTCAAATTGTCGAGCGACCACTCTGAGCCAAGCACCAGCTCAATCGCTAGGTTCGCGGCGTCTGTCATTTCCTCAGGCACAGATGCAGCAAGGGTCGCGTTATCGAACTCGCTGCTCTGGAGCTTGCGCATAAACGTGATAGTAAAATCGATCTTTTCCCACTCAGTGAATAATCGGCGCGAGATCTCGTTACCGGATTCATCAACTCCGCCGAGCAGCGGCTTAAATAACTGATACTCACGAAGAGTTAAATACCCCAGCGGGGTAAACGACTCGCCATCGTCATCGCTGAACTTTTTGCCGCGATAGATGTGAATCTCAAATGTCTGGCCACCCTGAGTGACATCCAGCACAGATAGCGGCGAGTGGTTTGCGTAATCAGAATGGATACCGGGAATAACAACAGAGACCATTTGATGATCGGGAAGATCTGCTGCATTAATCAGGCTCATAGCGCGCCCTCTGCGTATTCGATGACTCTATCTCCGTCACCCACCCAGAAATCATCGCTAGGTTTTTTAGTGACTGTCTCCCAGTCTCCGGGCACATAGTTAATAATCGTGCCATTGTTGCCGCCTACGGTATCACGCAGCACACCACCGTTGTCATCGAATGGCCAGTAGTTTGTTGTAACGCCCGACTGCTTTATCTCGATGCTGAAAACATTTCCGCTATAGTTAGGAATTCCGGTATTGCTGCTCCACTTCGTGAAAAATGAATCTAGCACAATCGGGCCAGAATACGATGCCGTCGCCAGCAGAGTGCCGTTTGCGTAAAAACTGACCGTGCTACCTGATTTAATATACTCAAATTTGTGAATTACTCCCGTCGCTGGAACCTCCGATAGAACTGTATTGGACGGAAATCCATAACCAGAAATCCCAGTCCCATTCGTTAAAAACCGAGATTCGTTTTCGTTATCATTCGTCGTATCAGCGAAAAACCAGCCACCACTCGCACCAGGCCATTTAGCATAAAACTCAATCTCGCAATCGCCAGCGACTGTTATCGTGCTGTCTAACGATACATGTTGAGTGGCGTTGAGGTTCATAATTGCGCGGGTAATAGCACTCACTCGTCGATAGAACCGATCTCCCGGATCTAACGGATTGCGCCAGGGCGATAGGATGCCGCTCTTACGAATGCCGCTTTGCGCTTTAATCACTGACTGCTCACGCTCACTGAGTATTCTGCGCCGGTATTCGTTGGCGTCAGAACAATAAATGCGAGAGAGCCAGCTTCGACTTGGATCATGCCGTTTTCGGGGATGACGTTTTCGCCGTCGGCGCCAGGATTGCGAGCGTCCGCAACGTCAAAGCCTTTCGGCACTACAGTAAGCGTAACGTCGCCGGTCGAGCCTTTGATGTGAACGGTGTGCAGCGACACGGAATCAATGACAGGAATGTTTTGCACTCCAGTGAACGGCCCGAAGACCGCGCTCTTAGTAATATCAGCCATTCGTCCCGTCTCCCCGAATCTGTCGATCAGTCAGCACCGCAATATCTTTATCATGCTGGCTGATTATCGTCGCGTGCTCATCAAGCCGCGTCTGATGTCGAATGTGCTGCTCATCGTGCACTGACAACTTAAACGAGATCATGCCGTAGATTTTACCAAGCCCGATCAGCTGCACAGCAAAAGTTGCGAACAGTCCGACCACCGCGATCAGTATGTTCATGTCGACGTTTTCAAGCATGATTAAAAATCCCAGACGCAAAAAAGCCCGGATCAGATTTAACTGCCGGGCTGCTTTAAGGTCACTGACGACCAATTTACTGATTTTATACCCTAGCTGCGCAGGAGTGTCAACAATTATCAACGCTGGATGTTAATTCAGGGGCAGTTGGTGTTAGAACGGAATGCCGTCATCAAAGTCATCGAAGCTGTTACTCGGCGCTGGCATCTGCTGCGCTGGAGCTTGCTGAGGCGCCGAACCTTGCTGTGGTTGCTGATACTGAGGGTTTGACTGTCCAGCCTGCTGTTGAGGTGCTGACGCTTGCTGAGGCTGCGCCATCTGTGCGCCTGGTTGCTGATAGCCACCCTGATCATTCTGTTGGCGGCTATCCAACATCATCATTTCATTGCAGATGATCTCAGTGGTGTAGCGCTTAATGCCGTCCTTCTCCCACTCTCGAGTACGCAGCTTGCCTTCGAAGTAGGCGCGCGAACCTTTCTTCAGGTACTGCTGGCAAATTTCAGCCAGACGACCGTATACAGTTAGTCGGTGCCACTCAGTCTGTTCTACCTTCTGGCCGGTTGCCTTGTCGTTGTAACTTTCATCTGTTGCCAGTGACAGGTTGGCCACTGCATTGCCATTGGGCATATAACGAACTTCCGGGTCACGCCCAAGAGTACCGATCAGAGTTACTTTGTTAATTGCTCTTGCCATTTCTACTCACCTTTCGTATTTGTCCCGGCTCTGCCAGGACGGTTATTGTCATGTCTCCGCTGCTATATCGTCAGCCGGTGACAGTACGCCGCCCGGCTGCTTTAGCATGTTCAGCTTCACGGCTCAAAACTCAGAACTTCTGAAACAAGAATTGACTGTTCAACTGCTCTGTCGTCAGCTAGGAAGCTGTACTCATAACAGTGTACTGCCAGAGTCTCTTTCCACAACCTCTTAGACGCCTCCAGCGACTGGGTCGGGGTTTCAGATAAAACTCTATCGACGTACATTGCATGCTTGTCTGCAAAGTTTCCATGCCCATCCTGATTCCCTATTGCTCGAAACTGGTTCGCGCATTCTATGAGCATGTCTTTTGCGCCAGACGCAGCACCCCGCAACCGCTCCACCTGCGCGGCTAGTTCGTTAGCCTTCTGGTTAAACAGCCATTCGGCACGATCCCAGGCGGCGTTTACTATCTTCTGCTTGTCCGCCGGTAGTCCATCCAAACCCCAGCTAGCGTTAAAATCTTCCCGCGTCTGTGTGTACGGTACTTTTTCTAGTCGTTCGACTTTTGCGGCTAGTTCGCTGCTTTCGCGGGTTAACTCTTCTATTGTCGCTTCATGCTTAACACAAAGCTCTGACAGTGTTTTTTGGCTTACTAATGTGTATTTATTCATACCCTACCCTCTGTTAATAACACACGCCAGCACGAGACAAAGCTCGTGTGTGCGGCGTTATTGCTCTCCGCTCAAATCTTCCGCGTAAACCTGGATCATTCCTTTCATCTGAATCTCTTCCTTGAGCCAGTGGTAATGCTTCAGGTGCCACCAGTCGCCTGTTGTGATGAACTTCCGTCCACGCTCTACCCCTCTCAGCTTTAGCGGGGTATTGAGAAACGTCCATTCACTGCGTCTGAGATCCAGCTCCTTGGCCAGCTCTTGTGCCTGTTTCAGCTCGCCAGCGAGAATAAATAGCTTATCGTTAGTCACTTGCACGCCCTTTTTTCGGAATCGATCAACCAGTTGTTCTTAATACCCAGCAACCAACTGTACGTATAAAACCCACTTAGCAGGAGTATTCCCCACTGCTCCGCCGTGTACGCTGAGTAAAACCAGAATGGCTGGCCGCACAACCCAAACAGGCAGGCGTACTTCTTCCATTCTTCTCGACTTTGCTGAGTGAGCCATATCGCTATGACTCCAGTTACTGCAATTGCTATCTGATCAAGCATTACTGATTGCTCCGCCCGTCAATTGCTCGCATTACCTCGGCCTTCATTGCCGGGTGCATCACAATCCTTCTGGTTTCGTTACACACATAAAACTCGCGGCTAGGAACCTGGTCGATAACGACTTTTGTGGCCCGGAGTGGACGCCAAGGGCGCGACAGAAGCCGCTCACGCCACGTTCTGGTCACTGTCTTCTCTTCTGGCTGAGTGAGCGCCGGGTTTTCTATCACTGTGTAGCCGCATAAAGGGTCATTCAGGATCATAGCTTGAGTCTCTCAGCACGTTCGTTTCGACAAAACACGGAATGCAATATGTTTTGCCATCTGCGCATTCAGCTCTCTCGGCCCGCACTTCTTCTCGACACTGCTCGCATACGGTAGGGTTGCAGGCAATCTGGTTAGGTATAAACCGCAACACTGGCCCAGAAGAGGAATGAATCTTCGCCTTCAGGCTCTCGATCTCTTTCGGGGAAAGCTTGTCTGGATTCGCCACTATCGGCTTTTTGTCAAAAAGCAGCCGAGCCGTCCGATAATTGATTTCGGCCATAAGATCGCGATTTGGCTGAGCTATAAACTGTTCAACCGACTCCCTCAAAATATCGATATGCTCCTGACGTAATTCGCTAGTCATACCGCCTCCCGGTTACGTTCGTTTCTGACGTTTTCCCAGTACCGCTCCAGCCACGCCTCAATCGGAGCCAGGCACAGGTTATCCACAGTCTTTATCTCATCCATAATGAGATTCCAGAGCGGAGCCCACTGGCGTGACCAGTTGCGCGTCTCGATTCGATTGCAACGACCGGTTGCCATTAACCGTCCCAACTCCTGAACCTGACTGGTATTCAATGAGAGGCTTCTGACGGTTCCTCCCTCGATCGCGGGACTAATGGCTTCCCGGTAATGGCAGAGCGCGCAGTAGATCAGATCCAGAAGTGCGGCTTGGCGCTCTATCGGCATATTCGGGAACTGGGCTTTCATTTTTTTCTGACACACACGATACAGGTGGTTCTGAGCCTGCTTGAACTCCAGCTCAGTCGCTTGGAAGTCGGGCATATACATGATGTTGCCGAAGGCCCGCTCGTGGTGTTTCAGTTTTCGGTTTAGGTCAGAACGTATCTGCATCTTCTGCTGATCACACCATATCTGGTTCAGATTGCTACTGAATCCACCGAAGTCGGGATTCGTGACCTTGGTTTTGCTCCAGTCACCAGACACTGCAGAAGATTGATTCTGCTTAATGCCCAGCTTGGCAGTCTCAACAGCTCCAGCCAGCGATGAATCAGAGCCGTAGAAATAAATCCAGTGCCACAGATTGCGAGTGGTCAGAGGCTTTGGCAAATTGCGCGTCAGATTAGTCAATGGATGGCTCCTTTAAGTCGCTCAGCATTTTTTTAAATTTGCCTTCCGTTGCCTTAAAGTCTTCGATCGTAAACTTCGCTGGTTCGTGAGGGCCTTCAAGCCACTCCACATTCTCTATTCCAATCCTCCGCACAAGTTCCACTCGGTATGCAGCTGTAACCTGATGATTCTTGCGGGCATAATTTCCTGCACCGCCATTACACGACTTGCACTGACGGTGCGCGTTCATCGGCTCGAATCGCAACTCTGGGTGGCTGCCTACGCTCAGGTAGTGACCGCAGTCCCATGCTCCGCCGGGCTTCCACCCCTCGCTCTGCTCAACCTCGCTCTCAGTGCGACCGCAACTCACGCAAGGCATGCCCGCGTCTCGCGCCCGTATGTAAGCGTTAAAATGCTTTTGAGCGACCTTTTGACGATAATTGCGATCATTATCACGCAGTTTGTCTTTCGCCTTTTTGGTCTTGGCTCGATATTCACGCTCTTTTTTCTTGGCCTCCTTCGCCATCACCCGCTTAACGTAACAATCCAACCCCTGACGAAGGCGGTCGCGCTCAGCCTGCATGTGCTCTTCTGCATAGCTGTTCATGCACTCGAACGAATGGAATTTCTTCTTGTGCGGAATGCTCTCTGACTTACTTGCTGGCGGCAGAGCTTCGCCGCATCCGCATTTACAGCGACGAGTCATTGTTGAGCTCCTCTTGTCTGCGAATCGCCTTTTGTTGATTCACAGCATGACGACTTGGCATCCGTAGCGGGGCTGGCTTGAGACGAAGGATCAATACCAAGACGGAAGCAAGAATCAAAACAACAATGCCGCATGCTATATTGAAGCTTAACTCGCTCACGCCGCCTCCCCGCGATTGCTCGCTATCCACTCGCGCTCAGCCGCTGCTATTTCCTCAGCGGTTGCTGGCCACTGAACGCCAAGCTCAACACCATAAGCATAAATAAACTCGATGAAGTCAGAGCCTTCTGCCACCGAAAAACCTGTCGTGCTCGGACGAACAGTAACCATGCGTCCAGAACCGTCCATAGCCGGAACAATCTGACCAGGCTTACGCAGCGGCTCACCAGCTAAGGCGCGCTCCTGCTCAAACTGATCAACAAGCAATGCTTTCCAGATTTCCGGCTTGTACTTCCGGCGACGATTTCGACCGAAGAAATAAACGATGCGGCCTGGGTCTGAATCCGGGTGCTTAGTCTCAAAGGTAACCTGATCCGAAATAACCGCGATCAACTTGTGATACAGCTTTTCTTGCTCACGGCTGCGCGAAGGCCGGCGCACCAGAACGGAAATAGGACCGCCAGCCAAGGTATCAAGCATGAATTGCTTCAGCGCAGTGAACTTCTGCCGCGCCGTATTATCAGGATGAATCGTGATCTCTTTTGCCATTACGCTATTCTCCCCTGTGCTCTCAGTTGCTCTCTGTATTCGCGGGCAACGCCATTCAGATATTCATTTGCCTGACGACGGCCTGAGTAGTTCTTGGCCATGTACAGCCGGTCGTATTCGTCAGCCACTTCCTGTTGCTTGTGCGCAGGAATGACCGCCATACGCACCATGATCCAGCTCTTCTCAGAGCCCCAGCGCGAATAGCTGTAAAACTTCGGCATGATCGGCGTCTGATTCATACCAGCTCGACCACCTTGGCTTTCTGATTGCGGTCAGCGGACATGATGGCGTCCATTTCCACGGCGGCATCCATCGCTATCCAGGCGAACTCAGTTAAGCGCCCGCCGGGCAACATCCATCCGCGCTCTACAGCGTGAGGAACAACCGTCGCCGAACCATGAACAATCGCCTTTAGGCCATGACGACTCGGATAAATTGACGTATCAGTTTTGCGTTCGTAGTTTCTACTCATAATCCCATAGCTCCCATACTCGCCTTGATATACTCGATCGCTACTTCTGCATTAATTGCATTGCCGTAGCCCTTTAGGCGCCCTTTTCTTGCTTCAGACGTCGGAAAGCAGATATCGCCGCTATGTCCCACGCCTCCGGAAGTCCCATCAACCAGCGCGAATGTGCCGGATTCAACTGGCCGGAACTTTCCATCCCGGCACAGGAGCCAGTCAGAATCTGACCAGAAGCCGTTAACCGGACCGGCTGGTTTAATTCCGTCAGCTGCACCATTTCCGGCAGAGCCACACACCCCGGACGCGGAGTTACCTTTCCACCCTTCACCGCATCCGTTGCCGTTGCCGTTGCCGTTGCCGTCGGCCACGACGCCAGCGCCGCCTGTCGCGGCAACTGATCCAGCCTGCTCCGCCCATCCGGGCGTACCGTCTTCATGCCCGGCGAGTCCTTCCAATCCCGAGCTGAGGCTGTCACCCAGCCCTGCATAAAATCCTGTAAAGAACAGGCGTTGGCGGATGTTCGGAGAACCGACGCCCGCAGCCGGAATATCAAACGCCGCGCTGGCGTAACCTGCGTCTTCCAGGTCAGCTTGTACAAGGTCGAACCACGTTGTTCTGCTGTCGCTTTTAATCTGCTCAGTATTCCAGCCTGTAGCGTCTCGCTCTTTGCTCGAAGCTCCGACAATGAGATTGCTGGAGACCTGCTCTCCGTAGATGACTGGTGGTCGATTTTCTTTAATGAGTTCGTACCAGGTTGGCCAGAGGTGTCGCTCGTCTTCAAAGCCTTTTTGTCTACCGGCTGCACTGAATCCCTGACAGGGACAACTGCCTGTCCAGACTGGTCGGTCGTCAGGCCACCCGGCTTGTCGCAATGCGTAACTCCAGACGCCGATGCCGGCAAAGAAGTGGCATTGCGTGAAAGGTCTAAGGTCATCTGCTCTAACATCAACAATGCTCCGTTCATCAACTTCGCCCGGGGCGATTACATTCATCCGGATCAGCTCGCGCAGCCAGGCAGCGGCAAAAGGATCAATTTCGTTGTAGTAAGCCGTCATGCCGCTTTCTTCCGGTGACGTGTGTTAAAAAACTCTTCAAGCTCAGGGAAAATCCGCATAGCCAGGCGAGCCAGATCAGGCGTGTAGTTGTTGTTGATTTTGAAGAGCTGGCCAGCATCGTGAATCCGGTGCTCGTCCCAGCGAAGGTGTTCAAAAATTGCTTTGCTTGCGTATCGCTTGTGGGTCTTTCTGCGCTCGATCGCTTCGGCGATGAACGCACTAAATAGGGCCTGATTTTCTGTCTGGTAAATGTACTCACGCATACCGTCGCAGAAGTCACCGAAGTCAATCAGCACCTCAATGATTACCGCCTCACGCTCCGCTTTGTTCAGTGCCTTCCAGCTTGTCAGCGGCATTGGATACGCAAGGTCTTCATGGTCGCGGAGTTTCTTAACGCGATCAGCGTACTCAGTTTCAATACCCTTCTGACCCTGAAACTTCACCGCCAGTAGTGCGGGTTTTTTATCCTGCTCAGGCGCCAGCACGGTAACCACATGACCCAGTTCGCCGGTACACTTGAGGCGGACGATATCGCCTGATTGAAAATCTTTTCTCACGGTTACGCCTCCAGCTGAGCAAGGATCGATTGCATATTCCGACTTGCCCTGGTCGGCTCGGTCGGCAAATGCGGCAATGTCTGTTCGGGCTCAACGTTCACAGGCTCGTTCCAAGGCGCGCCAGATAGCCAGTGTCGAATCACTTCAGCGTGTGCAGTCTCAACCGCATCACGAACCGCCTTGTAGTTCGCGGACCGCAGAGCATGGCCGTCGAGAATTGACCACAAGTGATACGTGGCACCGTCCAGCTTCAGCGACGGCGAAGCGAGCTTGCGGTTAACAATTCGGGCAGCATCCTCAAGCGGAGGAATGCGCGCATCACGCATTGCCCACTCCCACGCCCACACGCAGAACTGACCAGGCGACACAGGGCGAACGTAACCAGAAGCACGGCAGGCCATAAGTCCGAATTTAATCAGCACGTCGCTCGTTACTCCTTGCTGAACCAGCGTCTCCAGCCACATACACTTTCCAGCTTCAATGTCGTCCGGGGCCGGGTACAATTCCCGCCACTTCGGGAATATCGCTATGACCTGACCCCAGAGCCAATTGATCATCTGAATGTCCGTCTGTGTCGGCTCCGGGGAATCCAGTGCGGAACTTTTGCGCCCAGTCGGTTGATTCGTTCGCTTTTCTGAGCTCAGCTTCGCGACTTGATAATTGAGATCCTGCATGGCCATTGCCTCGCTGGTTGGTATCGTTCAGGTGTTTTGCCCAGGCTTTCTGGACGGATTTCAGGAATGCGGTTTGAAAGTTTCCACCGTGGGGAAGGCGCCCGGCAGTGAGCCAGTACGCTCGGAATTCAGGAATGCAGTTGCGAATAAAATCTTCAGGAACGCTCGTCATCGCAATTCTGCGAACAGTGGTTTCGTCAGGGTTCCAGTCTTCCGACATTTCGGGCTGCTGCTGGTAGGGCTGGACGTTTTCAGAAAATCGATTCGCGTGTTGTTGTAGTTGTTGTGTATTCCCTTCCCTTTCCCCTTCCAGTTCCCTTTCCCCATGTGCGTGCATGTGCGTGCATGTGCGTGCATGTGTCTGAGTTTCTGAATCAGTACTTGTGGAAACTTCCTGCGACTCTGAAACGCTGACTTCTTCAGGGTTTTGCCCTGCATCATTAATGCATGTGCTTGCATGTGCATTACTTTCTTTGGGGGGAAGTTTCGATTTTGCTTCACGAGCATTGGGACATTGGTGTTTTAAGAATGTCGGTATGCATCCAATCTCGCGACCATCCGCAAGGTATTTTTCGACAAGGCCGATACGCTCAAGCGCGTCAAGCACGTGTGAAAAGTCGGTGGTGTCGTAAGGCATTACATCCAATTTCAACTGACGTGGACGCCACTCGAATCGCCCCTCTCGGTCGCAGCATGTAAATAAGCCTATGAACGCCAGGCGGAGCGGCAGCCCAGATTCAATCTCAGCTTCGAATAAATCTTCATGCCGAAATAACTCCGGCTTTACTGTTCTAATGCGAGCCACAAACGATACCTTTTAAGGGCCTTAAAAAATCTGTAGATAAAAATAACCAGAGATCCAGCATCTGGCTGTTACGTTTTTTACCGGGTCGCCTTCCCGTAAAATACCGGCCACTGGAGCCAGCTATCAGAGCCTGATTTTGTCTACCGGTTTGCTTCCGGTACGTAGTCACGACTACACCGTTCCGCGCTCGAATAAGTCAGAGTTGCCAGGCCCCATGCCTGATTCCGTCTTACCGTGCGCTTCCAGGCGGAGGAAGCGCAAAGACCATAAGCGCCGTCGCCTACGCTGCTGCTACGCTCTTTAACTTCAAGAGCCGGTTATTAGCCCCACCGACAGCTGGGGTCGTCTCACCAACAGGTATTAGTCAGATGTGTATTGATATGCTGACTGTCTCCAAGCTACTTATGGAGTCCCGGCAAAGTCTGGCGTTGCCGCGCCAGTCAGTCAGCATACGAATGCACACCTAAAAAAGTCCGGGCCGAAGCCCGGCAATGGAGTCCACCCTTACGTGGAATGCACAAGGCTCAAGTGGCTCGACTTTTTCGTCGCCTCTTGATCCTTCAATTTCTTAACTTCAGCTTGCAATGCCGCGAGCAAGTCAGCGCCCTGCTTGCCTTGCTGAACTTTTCTGCGAACAATGCTCAGTATTTCTGACTCAGACATCCCGAGTGCCGCAGTCAGCACTTCCATGTCAGTCGAATATTCCGTTTTCACTTCCCCGGCCATGACAACCTCCCGTTTCCGGCCCTGGTTCAGACCTTCTATTATTTTTAAATCAGGACAGAATCAGTGATTAACTGCATTATCCGGACGGTCATCATTCATATGACGAGATTCAATTTCACGACGCATTGCGCGAATCGCATCCGAGACTTCCATTTGAGCCAGTCGCTCCTGCATCGCTGCGTTTTGCGCAGTGTCGGTATAAGGAACACTTCGGCGATCCAGCCCTTCAATGACGAGATCACGAATCGTGACGGAAGGCTGACCACCCGTCGCCTCCACATATTCGCGAAG